GCCCGGCCCTCCGGCCTTCGGCGCTCCGTGGCCCGAGCTATCGGCGCTGGCTGGCTGCGCTGGCCGCAGGAGACCGGCAAACTCTGAATCCAAGGCGAGCTGTGGCCCAATTTCAGGTCTGCCCCTCACCCGCGCCACCCAAAAAAATAAAAAGCGCATTGACGGTACGAGCGCAACCGTCAATCTGACAGGTGACTGGACGGGAAGTTTGACAGTCAGCGGGAGATTATGAGAGGGTATGGGTGTGATGGGACTTGTTGAGGAGGTTTTACGTCAGGACATTCGGCTTTTAGCGGCCAGGGTGGAGGCAATGGTTCCTCGGGTAGGGGTATTGGTCACTCGGGTGGAGGAGTTATTGGTAGCGGTGAAGCCGGTGGTGATGGATGAGGCGTTGGAGGTAAGGCTTGTGGCTTTGGAGGGACAGGTTGTGGCGTTGGTGAGCAGGCTGAGTGTGGTGGAGGTGAGCATCTGTCGGGTTTCGGCGCAAGTGACGTCTCTTTTACGGGGAGGATGAGGAATGGTTTTGCAGGTGCTTCTGGTTCTAGCGATGAGTGGGGTGTTTCTCGGTCGTGAGGCGAATGCGAGTGTGATGGTGACGTCACCGGACGGACAGTGGGGGTGTGAGGCGTATACGAAGGCGGAGAGCAGGGAGCAGTGGGGCGAGCGTAATGGTCATGTGGTGTTGTGTTTTGACGGGAGTGGGCAGTTGGCGGGGTATGTGTTGAGGAAGAACGGGGCGGTGCGGTGTACGATTCACGGGGAGTTGGAGCCGATGTATCAATGTGGGTGGTTGCAGTGGTGTGGTGAGCTGGCGAGTGAGCCGTGTGAGTGAGGGGGGAGTCATGTCGGAGCAGGGTGAGGGTAAGGATTTGACGGAGGAGGGGCGGAGGATCGTGGATGAGTTGAGCAAGCCGGAGGAGGGGCAGGGGGAGCGGAAGCCGGACTATGAGGCTGTGTTCAATACTTTCGGGTTTCGTTGTCCGCACTGCAAGAGCATACTCTCGGTGGTCGTGCATATTCACGGTTTTCCTTCTTGACGTGGGGTGGGGGCTGATGAGTGCTCTCCTGCAATGAATTATTGAAGCTCATGGCCGCTACGCGGAAGGATCCGCGTACATGGCTTGAGCGTGCGTTCTACATCACGACGAAGGGCAATCCGGGGCAGGCTCCGGTGATGACCCTTCGGCTGAACGATCCCCAGGCAGACATCAACGCAGCGATTCTTGAGAGGCGCAAGGCGGGCCGTCCTCCGCGCCTGATCGTGTTGAAGGCGCGACAGCCGGGAGTTTCGACTTTCTGTTGCGGGATCGTGACGGCGACGGCCTGGTCGATACCGCACAGCACGTCGATGATCCTGACCCACCTGGACGAGTCTTCGGAGAAGATGCTCGCGAAGTGTGCGTTTGGCGTTGACAACCTTCCGGTGGAGATCAAGCCGGTCGAGAAGCGGCGGAAGACCGACCTGATCAAGTTCGATTACATTCAGTGTTCCGATGGGCGTGTGAAGCTCAATTCCGAGATCCAGGTCGCGACGGCCTCCGGCAAGGAACTCTGGAGGGGCATGACGATCCGGGTGGCTCACTGCTCGGAGTTCGCCCGCTTCCCGTATCCGGCCAGGACTCTCGGAGGGTTGATCCAGGCGGTGCCGAAGATTCCCGAGAGTCTTGTCGTGATCGAGAGCACGGCACAGGGAGAGGGAGACGTCTTTCACAGCGAGTGGCTGCGTGCGGAGAGCGGGGAGAGCGACTTCGTGCCGATCTTCATTCCGTGGTGGCGTCTTCCCGATGCGACGATGGTCGTGCCTCCCAATTTCCGGCTGACTCCCGAGGAGAGGGCGCTCAAGAAGAAGTACAACCTCACCGATCCTCAGCTCTCGTGGTATCGCTACGTGCTCAGGACGGAATGTCAGGGAGACAAGGATCTTTTCGACCAGGAGTTTCCCGGCAGTCCCCAGATGGCGTTCCTCACGTCGGGCAGGCCGTCGTTTCCGACCAAGCCACTGGCCGAGATGTACGAACGGGCTCGCAAGATCGAGCCGATGCGCGGGGAACTCGTCGAGTTCGCCGATGGCATCCGGTTTTCCAAGTCCCGGGACGGATGCCTCGCGATCTACGTTGGTCCGAAGCGGGACCACGAGTATTGCATCGGCGGTGACTGCTCAGCGGGTGTCGAGGGCGGCGACTTCTCGTGTTCCGCCGTGTACGACAGGCAGACTTCCGAGATCGTCGCGGTCTGGCACGGGAAGATAACGCCAATAGAGTTCGGGCAGAGGATGATGGCCCTGGGCCGTTACTACAACACGGCCTGGCTGGCTCCTGAGGTCAGCGGCGGTCATGGTTTCGTCGTCATAGCGGAAATAAAGCAGAACTTCTATCCCAGGATCTACGTCTACACGCGCCAGGACAAGATCCGGAACACGATCACGAACTTTCTCGGCTGGGAGACGACGTACCGCACCCGGGGCCTCCTTCTCGACTCGATGCACTGGGCGATCTCCAATCACGAGATCATGGTCTGGGACATCGGCACGATCAAGGAGCTGCGCGAGATGCGCTACGTCGATGCCCGTCGTGCGGAAGGTCTTCACTACGACGACCGGGCGTTTGCGACCATGATCGCGTACCGTTGCCACTTGGAGATGCCGATGGAGGCGACCGGGATGCCCCCGCGTCTGCGGATACCTCCGGACCCGAAGATTGATGACGACCTGCCTCCGTTGCCGGAGGAACCCCTTGCCCGTGAGATATGGCAGGAGACCGATCAGATCCTGCGAACGATGGTCACTTCGAGGCAGCGTATGCTTGACGAGTATGGGCAAATACCGGATCCTAAAGATGAGGCGACGTGGGATCCCGGTGGTAGAGACTGGCTTCCGGAGGTCCCTTACTGAGGGGTGCGGAATGACGCCCTATGGCAGGCACGCCGGCTAGAAAATGCGTTTCAGGCGCAGGAAAAGCGAAGGTTTCAAGCTCCGGAGGGAACAACGGATCCGCACGGGGCCGGAGCGCACGAGAATGGAGCCCCGGTCAGCCCGTGAGAACAGGCGCGACCTTCGCCTCTCGAATAGGACGTCGTGATGGCGGTTCGCACAGTAGACAACATCAGCGAGACCGCCAGCACGATGAAAACTCGGTACCCTCAACCCCGTCAGAAGAGAGACCCCTTTGGGATCAAGTTCCGCAGGGGATTTCGGACCCACCAGAGGGTCGAAGGTGTCAGGCCGCTCTTTCGCTCGCCGAAGCGTTAGGCGTGTACCGTTCCGAAGAGGAAACGTGCGTGCCTCTTGCCGTGAGACCTGAGCAGTGGATCGCAAGTGGCCTGGGGCATCCCTCCTGGCGTTTCATACGGTCCTTCTACTCAGCCCTTCTCATCAACCTCCTTGCCGACATGCAGGCCGGCTTCGAGGACTGGAGGCCGAAGCCCATCGTGAGGCAGCGTAACCTCCGGAAGGCGTTGCAGTGGATTGCCTACCCGGATGAGTCGGACGTGCCCATCAACTTCCACACCGTCTGCACCGTGCTCGGCTTCGACGAGCAGTACCTTCGGGATCGACTTCGGAACTTTTTCATCGAGCTCAACGGAAAGATGGACAAGCACGACGAGACAGGCTTGCCGGTCGCCGTCTGCGGCCTGCCCGGTCGTCCTCGTCGTGTCGCCTGTGGCTAGTCCGATGAACTGGCTAGATGGAGCTTGGCAATACCGATAGACTGAAACAGCCCGGAACCTTCGAGTGAGAGGGACGACCGAGATGAAGATTCAACGATTTCTGCCGTGTCTCGTCATCGTGGCGCTGCTGGCCGTGCTGCCCGGAGTTGCCAGCTCAGCTCCAGCCGGAAAGATACTCACCTGTCGAGATTGGGGAAGGTTGACGCCTGTGGCCGGCCAGACGGGAGACGGAGACTCCTTGAACTGGGTCGATACCGGCGAGGGCTTCAACTCGATCACCTTTTGCTACTTCTACGACTCCGGGCTCGCGACCACGACCATCTTTCTTTCGATAGATGGGGGCGAGCACTGGGATGACGTTGAGAACACTCAGTTTGGCGGTGGAACGGCGCAGGAGTGTGTCAGCATCACGTATCCCACAGGCATGTATAAGGCTGTCGTCACCAGCTCGGCAGCTCCAGTGGAACACATTCTTTTCAGGTGCGGTCCAAGGACGGGGAGGTAGGAGATGGATTACCGTCGATCTCGTCTGGTCCCATTGCTGATAACGGTGCTCGCGGCGTTTTTGGTCTTCCAGATTCCAGGTCACCGGGCACAGGGTCAATCATCGGGTCTGGGTGGAGGCAGTTCCGGGTGCGGCGTCTCGGTCTGCGAGGAGCCAACGGAGAGTACCTGTTTTTGCGGAACCACCATGTGCCCAACGGGCATGTGGTGCTGTGGTGTTACGAACTCCTGCGAGGTGAGCGAAGCTCTCTGTGTCGCTCATGCCGGCTGTACGACCACGACTTCCACGACCACAACGACGGTGACGACCAGTACGACCACGAGCACGACAACCACCACCACGACGACAAGCACCAGCACGACGACCACGACACTTCCGGCCTGTGGTTCCGTGGACTGCGACATCCCGGTTACAGAGCACTGCGCCTGTGGCGGTACCAGTTGCGCCCTGGGCGAGTATTGCTGTGCGGCGAACGATGCTTGTTACACCTGGAAGGTTTTCTGTCAGGTCATAGGTTGCGCGACCACGACCACGACCACGGTTGAGGAAACCACGACGACGGTCGAAGAGACGACGACCACGGTTGAAGAGACGACGACCACAGTAGAGGAGACGACGAGCACGACCACGACGACCACCACCACGACAACGACGACTCTTGCGGCTTGTGCGGAACCGAGTTGCGGTGCTGTGGCTCCACCTGGTGGGTGTGCGTGCGGAACCGACAACTGCTCGATCAATGAATACTGCTGTGAGGCGAACGACCTCTGTTACGCGACACAGCAAGAGTGCGAGGTTGACGCTTGCTCGACAACGACCACGACAACTGAGGAAGAGACTACCACCACGAGTACGACCACGACCACTACGACCACTACGTCAACGACGACGACAACGCTGCCGACGTGCAGTCCGGTTGACTGTAGTGATCGGGTTATCGAAATCTGCCTCTGCGGTTCCGCGACCTGTGCGGGCGATGATTACTGCTGCGCTGCCGAGAACGTGTGCGATGCCACTCTCGTCGGTTGCGAGGTCGGTGCCTGCTCGACCACGACGACCACGACCACGACCACAAGCACGACGACAACGGTTGAAGCGACCACGACCACGACCGAAGAGGTAACTACGACCACGAGCACGACTACGACCACCACGACGGTTGAGGAGACCACCACCACGACCGAAGAGGTGACCACGAGTACGACGACAACGACACTCGAATCGACGACGACCACGACGCTGTAGGTCTGACGCTTATGGTCCTTGCTCGTGGTGTAGATGAACGTGCTCACATTCACGAGCAAGCAGCTCGCGTCGAGGCCGGGCGTCTTCGGAAAACTTACGAGTGCCACGAGTTCAACATTCCTGTTTCGACGGTGGGGGTATCCCTCACGGTGGCTCCGCTTGGCGGTGTTCACACGGTCAACTGTAGCTGCGGGGATGCAGCGTTCGTTCGGTTGACGCTGGCGCAGCGGGTCGTCATCAGCAATCTGGGCGGGATCTCGTGCCAGGCATCATTCAACGCGGTGACCAATCACAAGGTCACGGTTGGCGACGGTGAGACATTGGACTGGAACTTTGTAGAGGTTGGTTCGATCTATCTCTGGAACGCCTCTGGCTCGATTGTGGTGCCGGTTAGAATCGTTCTGTGCTGAGGCTTGGAGGTGGCATGGAGAAGGTGACTCCTGATCGAAGTCAGGACCGAGCGTCGGCGGCTGCTGGGCTCTTGAAAGACCACGCCGAGGCCCAGGCCCTCAGTGGACAGATCGAACGCCTGAAGAGTACGAAGAGGGACCTGGAGTTTGGCATTGCCGAGCTTCAGAGGAAGCATGACAGTACCTATGTGAGACTCTTCGCAAGCGAGGCGGAGCAGTGCCAGAAGCTTCAGGAAGCGAGTCGAGCCTACGAACAGGCCGTCAAGGACCGGGATTGCGTTCATAACGAGGCAGCTAGTCTGCAAGATGCAATTCAGCACCTGAGGGGGGAGAGGCAGTATCTCAAGGAGCAGATTTCCGAATCCAGGGTCATGCTGGAACAACTCCAGTCGGCAATCGAGGAAGCTCGCGAGCAGAGCCAGTGGATACAGACCGTTCATGAGAAGCACCGGGAGTTGAGGGAAGAGCTGGCAACAGCCATGAGCGAGCTTGATGGGGTTAAGGCCCAGAAGCTCAGTCTGGAAAAGCTCATCGAGCAAGAGGGTGAGGCAGCGCGTCAACGGTTTGAGCTGGCAAAACGTCAGCTTGCGGAGGTGGCGGTCGTGGCGGAGGAGAACCGGCTGATGAAGCAGCAGATCACTGCTGACGAGAAATTGACCAATGACGCCTGGGCCAGACTGGCGACTCGCGAGCAGGAGCTTGTCGAGCGCGAGAAGGCCGTGGAGGCCGGGCGCTTCGTAGTCGATCAGGAAGTTAAGCTCCAGCGCGGCAGAGAGGCGCAGCTCGACCAGCACGAGGCCAACCTGAAGAAAGCTGCGGTTGAGGTCGCGTCTCGCGTCGAGGAGCTGATCTCGAAGGACCAGGCTTTGGAGGCCAAAGTTGTCGAGTTCGGGGCGTTCGTCAACGTCGTGACCAACAGGGACCGTCAGCTCCTAGAGAAGATTGAGGAGTTGGAAAAGCGTGAGGCCAAGCTCGCCGCTGCCGAGGCGGAAAATGATGACCGGTTGATGAAGTTGCGGGAATCGGCGGAGGAACTGTACCGACGTGAACAGGCCATCAAGCAGCGCGAGAAGAATCTGGCTTAGCCTCCTCGCGGCAGTCATCCTACAGTTTGGCTTTCACAATCCTGCCCTGGGTCAGCCTGCCTTCAGTAAGCCTGGCTACGGGACCATCTACTATGGCGGGGCCAATATGCCGGCCCGTAGGATCCTCAAGTTCGATGGCACGGGAGTCACATGCGCTGACGATCCTGTGCTTTTGATGAGCGTTTGCACCATTACCGGGACTGGCGGTGGAACCATAGATGGTTCTGGTGCGGCTGGGGAGGTTACCGTTTGGGCTGACGCCGATACTCTCACATCGGAAAGTGCCTTTAGCTACAAGAGCCACGAGGGGATGAAGTTCCTGAATTTCGTGGATGAGGCTGGACGGCAACTTCAGATTGGTGTCACTGGCAATTCCGGAGTCTGCAACGGCGATTGCGACGATCCTGGTCTTCTTTGCGCAATTCACGCGAATTGCACCGGATGTAGTAACGGCTGCACGCAGATCTGGGATAAGACAAAACCTAGTATTTTTTCAGGTAATTCATGGAGCTTAGGATTAGCTACTGGTAACGCAAGCGGTACAATGTACTTTCAGTCCTATGACAATATGACCTTTTACAATGCCGATGCGACCGTTAAACGTCTTGAGCTTCACTCTACGGGTGGCGTACCGGACTACGCTACGATTTATGGAGACACCTACGTAGATGATCTTACAGGTACTGGAACACGTTGCGTGAATGTAAGCGACACTGGACTTCTTGGGGCTGCTGCCTGTGGAACCGTAGATGGTTCTGGTACGGCTGGAGAAGTCACCTTTTGGTCTGACACTGACACTGTCACATCTGATAGTGGTTTTTGTTACGATCCGACAGAGAATCAGTTCTTTGTTAATCGTTCATGTGTTGACCCTGGAGTTGGTGGAGATGCCTCTGGCATAGTTGTCGACCGCAATGTTTGGGTTATTGGTGACGGAGCCGATAGCAACTATTACTTTATGGCTTACGGAGCTGATCCTCAGTGGCTGGGATACCGTGCTCAGGGGAGGGAAGCTACTCCGACGATTGTCACTGATGGTAATCGACTGATTCATATACGAGGAACTGGTTACGACGGCGCACCAACAAATGGCTACTGGGCTATCGGTGGTTACATGGACATCGTTGCCGATGGCAACTGGGTCGCAGATACCAGTTCGCCGGCAAAGTGGATGCTTTACCTTACCCCTTCGGGTAGTCAGACGCCGATCAAAGTCGGTGAGTGGAAACCGGGAGAATTTCGTATCTTATCTGCTGGTACAACGCCGTCATTGTATCTTGAGGGCTCTGGTGGCGATGGGGCGATTTCTTACGACAGCAGTGGCACACCCGAGTTCCGGCCCAATAGAGCCTGGAGGATGGTCGAGGACTTGCCTCTTCACATTGGTGGCGCTGCTGGCTACTGGTCCTTGAAGTATGACGAGGCCGTAGACGATCAACTTCTTTTGAGTACCACCAAGACAGGAACGGCTTCGATTACTGATCCCATGTATGAAATCTTGGTAGGGGCCACGCCAACAGCGGACCAGCAGGTCTTCGGCATCGCCAAGGGCACGCAGGATAGCAACACGCCGTTGTTCACAGTGGACGAAGATGGAGACGTAGAGTTCGCAGGTTCACTTACGGCAACTGATCTGGAATGTGCTGGTTGTGTTGATGGAGATGATGTTCATAGTTCGATTGCTGGTGCTGGACTTCAGTGGGTTGCTGGAAGTCCAGATACCCTTGCAACGGAATCGACGGAAAGTGAGTTCCTGCATCCAGACGTTATTGGAGATGCGCTCGTCTGTGGTGCTGGAACTGCTGGGCAGGTGCAATTGCGTGTTGGCAAACCTATGGAGTATTGTGATAATTCGGCTACGCCAGCGATCAAGTATGCTGCTTATGGCAATTCCAGCGGAGATGCCACTACCGTCTCTTGCGCGAGTTGTGTAGCATTGGGCACTGAGACGGCTGGAGACTACGTCGATTCAGCGACAGCAGACCAGGGACTTGTTGCTGCTGGTACGGAGAAATTGAATCTTGGCCTCAAGGTTTGTTCCTCCGGTCAGGTTCTGAAGCGAACCGCAGATAGTAAATGGGACTGTGCGGCAGATGCCACTGGCGGCGGTGGGACTGGTATTCTTTCGGCATCGACGTGCATGAAACTCTCGGGTGTGAACAACGTCTACGTTGCCAGCGGGACATGCGCTGATTCGAGTGAGTCACTGGTTCTGACTCAGGTTGAGAACGCGATTACGCTTTCAGATCTCCGATGTCGTGGATCTGTGGATCCAGGTGCTGGTAAGAGTGTTTCAATCACGGGTCGGTATGGTGCCTGCGGATCTCTGTCCACATCAGGGACTTTCACATGCTCTTTGACTGGAGGTTCGGGAGTACCACCGAGCTGTACTGCTGGTGCGGCTACGATGGCAGTTGGTGACGAGGAGTGCTGGAGCTTGCTCCTGCAACCTGGTGGAGCGTTCACATCGAAGATGGCGGTTAATTGTACTCTGGCAGCTACTGGATAGCGACGAGAGGAGTCTGGAATGAAGAAGGTTCAAGGACTGAGGTTGGCGTGGCAGTTTTACGTGTGGGTCGTCTTGATGCTTGGCCTGCCTATTCTGGCGTTTGGGTTCCAGGCCACGAGCCCGATCACACTTGAGGATGGTTCGATTACCATCACCGATCCGCTGCCGGTGGATAACGGTGGTACCGAGCGACAGACCTTGACTCTTTACAATGTTCTACTCGGTGCCGGCACAGGACCGATTGACTACGCTGCTCCAGGGGCCAATCCACAAGCGTTGATCTCCAATGGAGCCGCTTTCAATCCTACCTTCCAGGCGTTGGACCTGGCAGGTACGTCAGCCGTGACTGGGCTCCTGCCTCTGGCAAATGGTGGCACTAACAAGAACGTCACGCCGCTCAACGGTGCTCTGCTATACACAGATGCCGACTCCGCAGAGGTGATGGCTAGTGTTGGTACCTCCGGTCAGTGTCTCAAGTCCCAAGGCGCTGCGAACCCTCCGACCTTTGGAACCTGCACGACATCTGGCTCACCACTGGTGGCCTTCAGCACCGTTGGTAACGTAAGTAACTCGACTGTGTACGTGAACTTCGCCGGAGGCGTCGATACGACTGAGGTTCGTGTTCAGATGCCAATGCCTGCGGCCACGTTTGCCAACCTTCGGTGTGTGAGTTCCGTGGCACCTGGCGGTACTCAGACCATCATCATCACCGGCAGGTACGGGGCTTGTGGCGGTCAGGGACCGGACGCAGATCACACTTGTACCATTACTGGAGCTGCGACCACTTGTGATCCAGACCCCGATACCGATCCAGTCGTGGTAACGGCTGGTCAGTGTCTGGATTACTCGATCGCTTCCTCGGCGACTGCGGCTAACGCAGTTGTCAACTGCACGGTGGAGCGCACTGCATGATTCTGTGGCTGTTGCTGGTTACTTTCCTTTGTTTACCGACTCAGGGTTGGGCACTCTCGGTTAGTGCGCCTATCAGCCTTGAGGACGGTACCATTGGGATGGTTGCTGGCGCGAACGATAACACCATAGAACTGTACGACACGGACACGTCTGCGTGGATACCTAGATACTTACTCAGCACGGACTTCACGGTCACGGGAGAGTACGTTAGTCTCAGCGAAACCGTCAACCGCTGTGGTACATTTTGCTTCGATGAGTGTGCGGAGGTTCCGGCCACGGTGGACATTTGCGATAAAGCTCTTGACTTGGGCGGTGGCACAGTTTTCATACCAGATGGTGGGACAACGAGTCTAACCTGCACGGCTTTGACTCCCACGCAACTTCAGGTGCTCGACAATGGTACCCTCGAATGGTGTGACGGCGCGGGATCGACTACGGAACGCAGCGTTGCTCCGTTTGGTCCAACCATAGACGACACTGAGTTGACTGCTGAGAACTTTGGCGCATTTACGTGCTCGGGTTCTGAGGATGGATGCGAGATAAACTCTTCTATTGCGGCTGCAGGACTTGCTTTAGATACGAGCACGACTCCGGACAGTATCAAGACAGCTTCACAAGAGGCTGCGTTCTTCGCTGATGGGGGAACGACCAGCTTGACTTGCACGTCAGCACAAGGGGCGGGCAGTGCTCAGGTGATGGACAGCGGGAATATGCAGGTGTGCTCAGGCGCATCCACGCCACTGTTGGGGATGATCGCACCCAACATACCGATGGCTGGTTGGGGAGGTACGGCAGGCGCGGCTTTCACCTATGCCGGTCAAGGTACGGGAGCGTGTAGTGGTGACATTTGTCGTGGTGGTGTTTGTTCCGGTACTACACCGAATGGAACGTGCACGCTTACCCCCAACAGCGAGTATTGGAAGAATCTTGTAAATCTCATCAATGATCCCTCCGATCAGGCTTATTACGCGAGGGTAGACAGCTTCACCGTTACTGGCGGAACGATCACGATCAGTAATGCTTCTATTGGCACGAACGGCATGGTGGTCGTTTTTCTAGTGCGAGACAATGTGAGCATAGATGAAACTACGTCAGCAGTAACCTTCAACCTTGAAGGAAGAGGGGCTGCGGGGGGATGTGCAACTCCAGCCGCTGTAGATGACAACGCTCAGGGTGGTTTTGGTGGAAGCACGGCGTTTAATCTTGGTGGCTGGCCTTCTCTATCTGCTGGCAACGGAAATGTTGGTAACGCATTCAACTCTGCTAGTCCAATCAACACGCCCTATATTCTTTGGACAAGCGGTTTCATGCCCGTATTTCCGGGGACGGGCGGTGGCTGTGCAAAGATGACCTCGGGAACGTCTGGTGGAATCGGAACCAATTTAAGTTACGGTCGTGGACTCATAGGGTCAACGGGTGGAGGAGGTCCTTGGTGCCCTGTAGCAGCATCTGGCACTGTTGGTACCGCTGGACGTGGTGGTGGTGGGATAGCCTTTGTTGTCGGTGGGTCGTATTCATGCGTTGCTTCTGGAACTCCAAGCAATGAGTTTGATCTTGATGGCACTGCTGGAGGTACGGGTGCTGCTGGTGGAGGCGGTGGAATACTGACTGTGATCGCTCGTGCCTTTGGTACGACGACTTGTGACATAGAAGCAGAAGGTGGTGCTGCTGGTGCTAGTCTTACGGACTGCTCATCATACGTCGGTGGGGTGGGTGGGCACGGCGGATGGTGGTTCGTGAACACAACAACTGGTGCTTTTTCGGATAACACCGACGATGACTAATGATGGGACATTTGTGGAAGTGGCTGATAGCTAATGGCGTGGATATTGATTGCCTTGCTTTTGGTTTGTAGTCCTGCTCTTGCTGGCGATCCCGTTTGGATGACCGCCTTTAGCTCGGCTGACGAGGACGATGCTACCAATGGGTACGACTCCTTTGAGTTCTTACAGCGTCTTGATGGAGATGCCGAGGATGCTGACATTAGACTCCAGATGACGACGATCTGTGGAGCTGTAAATGGCTGCGATGCTACGTCTTTGTGGGCTCTTGAGGTTGATGTGGGCCAGAACGAGCAGGCGTACTACGAGCCGGTGAACACCACGGCTGGAATGTGCGCTACTACTGCCACGGACGAGTGTGATGAAAATTCCGACTGTCCTGGCGCGGATCATTATGGTTGTCGTATTGCGGAGCAATCTCCCTTTCCATTGGACACTTATGAGATGGCCGTTGACGGGAGGTTGTACTTGGCAAGCGCAGGGAGCAACCGGCCTATCCTAGAGATCATTGAGAGTGATGGAGGCACGGGAGCGAATCTCGTGTGGAACACAGACCGGACGTTTACCGTCCGTTATGATACGACGACGCTTGGAACTCCTACGTTCATTGCACACGATACGGCTTGCACGACGCCGTACACTCACTTGCCATGTCTGGACAACTCCTATTGTCCATCTGGCTATCCGTGTACCGCCAATAAATACTGGGCTCCGGTGAAGCTGTATCAGTATTCTCAAAGTCCAACGGTCAACGTGGATTTGTACGTGGCAGGCCATCGGATAGCACATTATACACCCATACCTGCTTCCGCACCGAGCAAGCCAGCGACGTTTAGAATTGGCGGAACGACGGACGATCCTAACGGAGCTATCCATTTCTATGCTGCCAGCATGGTAGCATACGCATGTTCTGAGAGTAGTTGCCCGATCAATTCCGCCTGGGGATATGTTGCGACTGCTTACGCAGATACCGATGGTGATGACAAGGAATGGGGAGAAACTAGCGGCGGAGGGTGCCTCTCGTCAACCCATTGGGATTGTTTGAACGATTACAGCGACACGGACGAGGCCCCTGACTATACCTACGGAAGCGGTCGGGTGACTTCTACACAAAAGGGAAAGCTTGAGGAGATAGCCGGCTTTACCTCGGTTACTGTCTCAGGAGACCGAACGGTTGATGCGATTGACATTGTGGGATTTGGGGATGCTGGGGATGGTAACGCCGCCACCACGCATCAGTTTGAACTCACGGGCTATGTAAATAGCATAGACCCGGCTTACACCATGTCGTCTGGCATGATTACGGTTGGCAACGCGAGTCCACACGACGACGAGAACAATAATGACCGCCAAGTGGTGCGTGTTCTCGGCTCACGTCCATCTATGCTATTCGATAACTGGTCTACTACGGACATTGACTCCCTGACCATCTCGCTTAATTCTTCTTCAACCAACACCAATCTAACCAGGCTTGGTGTCGTCGAGGTCTACGTCCATGTCGTCGAGCCGGGTCAACTGCCGGATACGATCCCAGAAGGGAACAAAGGCACGGATGACAACGAGCGGACCGTAGCTATCGTTGGCGATTCGACAAGTGTGCCCGATCAGACTTTGCAGGGCCAGTGCGACAACGATCCATCAGTATTCTGCACGCAACGAAGTCATTGCTCCTGGGACCCCGAGAAGGACACCCCAACAGGCGGCTGCGGCTCGAATGAGCAGTGCATTACGTGCAGCGGCTCGCAAGGCGCGACTGTTGGATACCGATGTAACACAGCCGATCCTACGGATGCCGATGCGTTGCTCTGCCACTCGATCTGCTCTGGCGGAACTGCTCCACCGGATACCAACTGCACGGTTGATGGCGATTGCTCCGGTGGCGGAACGTGTGAGATCAACGATTGCGTAGCCGGTCACTGCACGAGAAACCCAACAGTGACCTGTAGCTCGCGGACGACCTGCGAGAATCTTGGCACCTGTAGCATGACTGCAACCTGTGACGATAGCTGCCCAGGGGGAGACTGCCCACCTACTTTGAGCTGGTCTGACTACATTCCTGGCAACGTCCGTGTAGACAACCTGATTAACTGTGCGCATGGCGGCTGGGGCACCTGGCACCAGAATGAACACTTCGAGCGAGTATTGGATGCCGAGGCGAAGACGTGTCAGAACACCGGGAGTGGATATTTTGGAGACGCCTGCGATGATTCTTCTGACTGTGGTGGAACGCTATGCTTGCCATTTTGTGATGTCATTCAAGGTGAGAGGAAGAAACCCGATGTCATTGCGGTTGACCTCGCTGTAAATGACTCGGCGATTTACTCGAATGCTCCCAACTGTGATGGTATCGGGGCTGCTCATGGAGGTTCAATAGCTGGTACTGGTGCCTGTAGTCCACCAACCCAGGTCAACTGTGCTCGTCACCAGGATTGCATAGATCAGGTTGGACCTGACTCCGTTTGCGCGGGAAGACTGCCCAACAGTTCAAGCACATGCTACTCAAACATCATCCAATATGGCGTGTCCGGCACTTGTAGTGTCGTCCATCGTATCTGCCGTCAAGGCTCAGATTGCTACTTCTATGGCATGGACACTTGCACGGTAGATGAGCCAACGAAAGATTACCCGAGGGGCAACTGCAAGTGCGTAGATAATGATGACTGTCCCGATCCTCTTTCTGCGAGTGATCCTGGCTGGGTGTGCGCTAAGGTGTGCGTTGGCGGAAGCGCCGATGACAAGGGTTGCCTCGTGGCAAGCGACTGTCCTGGTGGGACATGCACCAATACTGAGATTTGCCATCGTGGTTGCACGACCGATGCTCAATGTTATGGCGCGGGTGCTTGCAACAACGCTGGTACGCAAGACTGGTGCCAGGGTACTTGCACATACCCCGGTAGCGAGCAGGACTGCGACGACCCCACGGACTGCGACTCGCTCAACCTCATGGTGACGAACCGGGTATTTAGCTGGAATGGAACGTGCTCGTCTGGTCATTGCCTGTGCTCAGGTCCATCTTACTGTTATGGTGATGGCGCTTGTGCCACTCAGTACGAAACGGGTTGGCTAAACGCTCTAAAGGGACATGCCGTTGCGATTGAATACTACGACCGCTGGCAGTCGGTGATCGACGGACTCAGCGAGAGCGATGGCAGGCCCAAGCTCTTATTCAGCACGGTGCCGGATACTTACGCTGCGGAATGTGATCCGTCACGAGGCGACAAGCAGTATGTCGCCCGAGTCAACGAGCATCTGCGGGGTGACGCCTATTGCTCAGGCGGGACCGATGTTGGAGAGAACTGCACTGAGGACAGTCAGTGTAGTGGCGGTACGTGCAATCGGCGGTATCGCTATGTTGCCGACTGTGCCGATGATTTCGACCACGATAAGGCAACGCACCTTCAACCAGATGGTCTTCATTTCTCCGCTCCTGGCTCAGAATCACTGGGCATGTGTATGGTTGACCGTTTGCTGAGCTGGAATACGTGTTCCCTAGACGCGGGTACAGAAGACACTATTCCTCAATATTATTGCCGCAATGCTAATGGGACATGGCCTTCACCACAGGTACCATGTACGGTCGAAACGGAACAGACGGACTGTACTGGAATCCAGACGTGCGAGCTTCAAGGCTGTACCTGCGATTGTGTTGGGAGTGTGTGTGCCGGAACGGCCTATCCAGGGCAAGCGTGTAGTATAGATAATGACTGCTGCTCACCGTTTGGTGGCGTGTGCAGCGGAGGGATCTGCACGTCCGCATGTTATGGAAGTGCCGAGTGCAACGTGGTGAGTTGAGAAAGAGGTTTGGGTGGAGTGGGCAAGCTTGTTGAGATCCGTTACATCGTGATCCATCACAGTGCGACCCGGGATGGTGAGACGATGTCTTGGCCCGCCATCCGGCGCTTCCATACGACGCCTCCTCCGGACGGTCGGGGTTGGGCGGACATCGGTTACCACATCGGGATCGAGCAGATTGCTCAGACGTGGGAGGTGTTCATTGGGCGACCCTGGACGGTGGCTGGTGCTCACGCTCCGGGCCGGAACTCTGACAGTCTTGGCATCTGTCTGGTGGGTGATTTCGACCAGACTGCGGTGCCTGCTCAACAGTGGGCTGCTGCTGTTAGATTGGTCCGATGGCTTCGTGGACGGTTTACAGTGCCTGTGGATCGGGTAGTCGGGCACAGGGAGGTGCAGAAGGGACGGACTTGCCCGGGGAGGTACTTTGATCTGGCGGCCTTCAGAGATGCGGTAGCCAAAGGGTAGGAAAAGCTTTAACCTTGAGGAGGTAAGCGATGGCTCGGAAATGGGTTCAAGGGGCCATAAAGCATCCAGGCGCGTTGCACGAGGATCTGGGGATTCCTCAGGGGAAGAAGATTCCACGGGACACGCTGGAGGCGGCGGCGAAGCGCAAGGGAACGGTGGGCCGTCGGGCGCGACTGGCGATTGCGATGCGGGGATTCCGCCACGGGGGGAACCGGAGTTCGAGGAAGTGATGAGTTGTGCTGGCTGTGAGGCGAAGGACGACGAGATCCGGTTCTTACGGTCCCAGATCGTGGAGATGCAGGATCGGCTTCTGGCCTTGACTAACCCGGCGTCATTTCAGATCTATAAGGGGTTGCCGGTGTCGGGGGGTCCTACCGTTCCAGGTGTTGGCGCAGAGCAGACGTTTCCTGATCCAACGACGGGCGAGTTGATGATGTTCGTCGGCGGTCAGGTCGTGAAGGCGGCTGAATACAGCAAGGCGATGGGAAAACTTGAGGAACAGATGTCCGGGCGAAGCCCGGGAGATGGCGAGCAAGGGTTGCTCTAGGGAGGGGAATAGAGATGGCTGTGACGTTCACGTTTACGGAGGCGGTTTCAGGTAAGCAGAACATGGGCAGTTTGTTCGCCCGGATCGGTACGTTGAACTTGAGTGGGACGGCTAGTGCTGGGGGCGATACCATCACAGCAGCCCTGGTCGGACTGAGCAGGATCCTTCACGTCAACACCGAAGGTTGCACGGCTGAGGGTTTCGTACCGGCGATTTCCTACTCGGGTGTGAACGCGGTGCTGAAGCTGTTCCAGCAGACCGGCACGGCAGCGGCCCTAGTGGTAGCGACCGGGGCCACCGTGACTGGTTCGATGCCTGTCATCATCTACGGCCTATAGAGGCTGGTTGGTCTATTCGTGCATGGGGAGGTGGTCATGAGGATTGGCGGAGGCTGACGCACAACAGCTTGTAGGCCCCCAGCTTGCTGGCTCCAGTGTTTCTGAGCCTCGTGCCCCTCGTCCGGGGTACGCTGGTTTTCTGACTCCAGAGGACCGCAAACTTCTCCAGAGAGTCGAAGAGCGGCTTGGCGTCAACAGTCGCCAGATGAGCCGCTGGGCTCTCGAACGCCAGTATTTCGAGTGTGTTGCCTTCTACCTGGGGATCCAGTGGATCGAGTACATGGAGACGGGCAAGCGTTGGGTGCGTGCCCAGTTTCCGAGCTGGTTCCCCACCCCGACGTCGAACGCCCTCAAGCCTCGTGCCAACGGCATGATCAGCCGGCTGCTGCGGTCCAGGCCGCAGGGCCGGGTCCGTCCCGAGTCCAATGAGATCGCTGACCGTCAGGCGGCTGACGTCGGCGAGAAGATGATCCAGCACATCTACGACGTCACCAATGAGCTGGAGGTACGCCAGCTCGCGGCTGTCTATGCCGTGTTGACCGGGACGGTCATCGCTGAGGACTATTTCAATCCCAAAGCCGGGATGGCCCGGATCATTCCACGGACGAAGTTACAGGAGACTCCGGTGCAGGAGCCCAAGGGGACCTGTGCGACCTGCAACTACGTGGGGGACGTGAACGAGGTTGGAGGGGCTTGTCCTCAGTGTGGGGGCATCCTCCAGCAGGGGTCAATGCCCCGGCTGCTGCCTGACGGCACTCCGGCGATAGACGTGACCACGGTTCCGGAGCTCGATCCAGAGACCTTGCAGCCGATGTTCGATGTCGTCACCGAGGGCGAGATCGAGTCTCGGATGCTGATGCTGTTCAACTTCTTCTGGGACCCGAAGGCGAGCACCCTCAAGGATGCCCAGTGGTGCGGGGAGGTCCGGTACGTCGATCTGGACTGGATCGACATGAACTTTCCGGACTTCGGTCCCTATGTGGCTGCTCAGGGGGGCATCGAGGCCGGGAGCTTCTTCGAGGCGAGTCTGTTGTCTTTGGTCGGGCCAAGCGTGCCCGGGACGGCTCATTACGGCGGTCTTCAGCAATTCACCAACGGGGCCGTCTTGATGAAGTACCAGGAGAAACCCTCGCAGCAGTTGCCACGCGGCCTGCACATGATCGTCGCCAATGGGGTGATCCTCTATAAGGGCGACCTGCCCGTCAAGGATCAGTACGATCTCGTGACCGGGGACTTCACTTATACGGAGTTCCGGTACGACATCGCACCAGGCCGGTTCCCTGGTTCTACCCCTGTCGAGGACATGGTTGCCCTCCAGCGTCGGATCAACGGGATAGACTCCCAGGTGATCTTGAACCGCAAGACGATGATGAACCCCTGGCTGCTGGCTCCGAAGGGTAGCGGCCTCAATCCTGGCAATGTTGCCATGAGGCCCGGGGCCACGGTGCTCTACAACTTCGTCGGTGTCGGTGCGGCCCCTCAGGTGGTTCAAGGCACCCCTCTCCCCGAGACTGTCTACACGGAGCGTCAGAAGTGCCTGGACGGCATGGACGAGCTGGCGGAGGACCCTCGTGTCAGCAGCATGACCTTCCCTCAGAACACTCGCAGCGGTGTGGCTCTCCACTGGCTCAAGGAGCAGGTCGATGAGTTTGGTGTTCCGAGACTGGAGCGATGGGCTCAGTGGATCGCGGCCCGGGACCGCAAGCGACTACTGCTGGCTCAGCGCCACTACCGCGAGCAGCGGGCGATTAGACTCCTGGGGGAGGGAAGGAACTGGGAGATTAGGAAATGGGCAGGCTCTGACCTTGCCGGCAACACGGACGTCGTTGTTGATCCAGGGACTCTGGTTCCGAGATCCCGCTCCGCTCAGACCCAGATCGTCTTCGATGCCGTCGAGGCGGGAATCATCGACCTCTCGAACCCCGTCGATAAGCAGAAGGTGATCGAGGAGCTTCAGCTCGGTCGGTTCGAGTCGGACATCGGCCCGGATCGTCGTCATGCGTTGATGGAGAACGCGATGATGGACGACCAGATGGCCGCGATGGTGAACCCGGAGGACAACCACGACATTCACGCCCTGGAGCACTTGATGGTCATGAAGGACCCGTCCTTCACGATGAAGGATCAGATGGTCCAGAAACTCTACCGGTACCACTTGGCCGCTCACCACGAGGCGAAGGCGATGCTTGTGGCCGCCACCCAGCAGGGAGCCCCAGCTCCGGCTGGGGAGGAGCCTCGTGCCCAGATCCCAACTGGAGAGAGCGGCGAGGTAGCTGCCGGTGGGCAGGGTGGAGAGGGTCCAGTACCGCCCACATGAGAGGTACTGCGGGTGAGCTGGCACCCACACAACCAGCCGGGCACGGGTCGGCCCATAGACGGCCTGCGGTGGTCGTTCCGGCCATACAGGAACGAGGTGGTGGACAATGGCGGGTGAAGCGACAGCAGCGGACGTAATTGGCGGTCAGGCTGAAGTAGGTCAGCCTGAAGGTGGGGCGGCTCAAGCGCCAACAGGAGAGCCTGTTAGCGGTGGGCAGCCAGGTGGCGTAACTGCTCCTCCAGCAAAGCCTGGAGGGCCGACAGCGGACGCTCGCGAGCCCGCCCCATCACCCGCAGGGGTAGAGGAGCCCCACGTCCCCTGGGCGCGTTTTAGGACGGCCCAGACCGAGCGGACCCAGGCCATGCGCGAGTTGGCCTCGGCCCGTGAGGAGTGGAACAGGCGGGAGCAGGAGCTGACGTCTCAGATCGGGGAACTCACGGGAGGTTCCGAGCAGACCCGCCAGATCGTGGACGACTACCGGGTTCTTTGCCAGATGCTTCAGGCGAACCCGGACCTGACCCAGGCTTTGATGCAGCGTTCCGGCACCGGGGTCGGGGGCGAGCCGGGAGCCGGGATTGCCTGGCCTGGTCAGCCACGTCGTCCGGAGCCTACCCCAGCCGCGCCGGGATTGGACAAGGTCGGGGAGGCCATCAACAAGCTCAACGAAAGACTCGCGCAGCAGGAGCAGGCCCAGCAGGAGGCGGCTCGAACTCGACGTAATGCCGAGACAGACCGACAGCTCAGCGAGGCTTGCACGCAGTTTCTGGATGCCCGGGGGTACGACCATTCCTTTCTGGAGGATGCGAAGGAGCACGTCTTGAAGATGGCTTCAAAGCATCCCGACCTGGAGATGGAGGACGTGCCGTTCGTGCTGGGTACGTGGTTCAAGAACACGGACGGCAAGATCCGAAGCCAGGTGAACAAGTTCTTGGAGGGCAAGCGTCAGGACGCTGGCCTTCCCATCAGCCCGGGTGGAGCGGCAGCGCCGGTAAGAACGGAGGCACCAGCGGGAGCAAACGACAACATGACCGCTCAGCGCGTGGAGGAGGCTCTGCGGCGGATCGGTTGGACCAACTAAAGGAGAGATCAGATGGCCTTGCCAGGAGTAGTGGACAACATTTCCGAACTGAGCGCGATCATGAAGACCGTGTTCGGTGACGGGATCCAGCAGCAGCAGAACTTGGCTGCGATGATCTACAAGCGGTTCTCGCAGAACACCACGCGGTTCGGAGGCAACTCATACGAGTTCCCGGCCCGGATGGTGAACACTCAGTCGGTCGGTGCCCGTGGCTATCGGTTGAGCCTGCCGGAGCCGATCCTCAACGTGGATGTGACCTGCCGCGTCAGGCACAAGTTCATCTACGGAACCTTCGACATCCCCGGACCCGATGTGGAGAAGGGCAAGGGGAACGTGAATGCGTTCGTGAACACCTTGACGGACAAGATGCGGTCCCTGACTGAGATGGTCCTCAAGGACATGAACATGCAGTGCTACCTCGACGGTACCGGGGTCAGGTCAACGCTCACGAGTGCCACCACGACGGGTGGGAGCTGTGCGGTTGACCGGGTGAAGTACCTCCGGACAGGGATGCACGTAAACGTGGTCTCGACCACTGACGGAGCGACCCTGAGGGCTGGTGCGACAGCGGTGGATAGCGATCCCGGTGACACTGGCGGAACATATTTCCAGAAGCGGTGGACGGTGATGTCAATCACACCGCCAACCACGGTCGTTCTCGGAGGCGGATCTCCACCGACCGGATATGCCATCACCAATTCAGCCATTGGCGACATGATCGTGCGTCACAAGGCGATGGGTGTCGAGATGACGGGCCTCGGGGCAATCGTGGACGACGGCGTGTGGAACGCCGGAGCTGCCGTCATGCAGGACATCGACCGGACGGTGAGCCCTCTGTGGAAGGCGAAGGTGTTCGACAACAACGGAGCCACGCTGACGTTGAACCAGATGCAGCTCGGCATGGACGTTCCCGAGATCGTTTCCGGTCGAAGGATCGACACCATAGTCGGGAGCTACAACGGGAGGGACCAGTACCTCCAGTTGGTCGTGCCTCAGAAGCGGTTCCAAGACCTGCGGCTCGACGGCGGCTTCCAGGTGCTGGAGTACAACGGTCGCGACTTCATCGTCGATGTGGACTGCCCGGACGACCAGATCTACTTCTTGAACCGGGCCTCCATCCAGAAGTTCGGCCTGTTCGATCTGGCCTTCGTGGAGCAGACGGGCGGGATCCTGAAGCACTCCAGCCTCAGCGCCGGGGATGTCTTCTACGGGTTCATGCGGGCAATCTGCAACCTGGGAACCACCCAGGCGAATGCGAACGCGAAGATCGCCGAGTTGGCTGTTGATTCGGCGTACAGTGGAGTCAGCATCTAACAGTGCTGATCCTGCGGGCGTAACCCGGGGGTGACTCCCCATGCCGCCCCCGGGTGCCTGCGAAGGAGGGTAGATGGCGACAATCACACTGGCGGCCAAGCTGAACCAGTACAAGTGGCTCTTCTTCGAGAAGGGCATGATGCACGTCTGGAACGAGCTGAAGCGACTGTCGAACGCCGCCAACACGACCCAACTGGGTAGCGGACTCGCATTCGGCACTCTGGACTTTCAGGACAACTGCAATCCTGACGTGGCCGAGCTGGTGAACGACCCGAATCCGGTTGGGTATGCGGGATCAAACGTTTTCGGAACCTCTCCGCCGACACAGGCGCAGAGCTAATAGGAGGAGCTGAAAGATGGCGGTACCTACAACCTTGAAAATCTACCTCAACCAGTTGCGCTGGCAGTTCTACGAAAAGGGAATGCAGCGTGTCTGGAACGACCTCGTGAAGTTCGCGAACTCCACGACGGAAGGGACCATCGCCAACGGGGTCAAGGTCAACACGATCAGCATGACAACCAATTGTTCTCCTGACTTCGTTCCCGGGATTTCGGACGTCACCGAGGGCAGGGATGGGGTCGGCGGCTTGTATGCTGACAAGAAGTACCCGTCGTTCAATGCCGGCTTCATCGCACAATCGTAATGACGCCGGATTGGGGAGTGGTAAAGGCGCTCAGGCGCATCGACCCGAAACTCTCGGTTCGGTGGGTGAAGGAGCGTGGGGTGTGGGGTGTCTTCCACGATGCCCCATACCCCGCTCGACTGGACGCACTGGTACGCGAGAACGGAACACAGATCCAGCTTGAGCTGCTGAAACGGGGCTACGTCGTCACGAGGGGCTGTGCGGAGGAGTACGCCTGGCTCCAGATCCAAGATGCCACCCTCGTCTTCTACGTCACCGAAGAGGACGGGTCGTACCGTCCACTCGACAATCGCGTGGTCGAGAAGATGATGAGGATGGACAGCTTCCGGCGCAATTTCAGCATCAAGGACTGGAAGGACTTCATGAACGTGAAGGCGCGGGCTCAGAAGGAGATGCGCGAGAGGACGTGGGAGGACTTTAACCAGCAGGTTCACAAGGACAAGGTTTACAAGCAACAGATGGCTGAGGCATTGCGTGGGGATTCTCACCTCCGTTCTGTCGGCGTTACTCAGCCAGAGAAAGAGCCGCGATATTCGCTTGCTGAGTTGCGGCAGGGAGGAGAGCAAGAAAATGCGGATACTGAGTGCGATACCCGGAGTGACATTGGCGAAGGTCTTCGCGAGGCGGTCGGTCCAGTTGGGGCCTGAGGAGATCGTCTTTCCTCCGAAGGGGATCCAGTTGCTGGAGGGGCAACCCGTCACGGTGACGGAGCCTGAGGGAGAGGCGATCCTGCTGAAGTTCGGGATGAAGGGAGTGATCCGGATTCCCGACGAGGCGACTCCGGACCAGATACCGGAGCTGCTGCTGACGGCACAGCGCATCCGGTACAACTTTCTTCGGAAGCAGCTAGACGCCTACCGGATGGAGCAGGGCAATCGTCAGGCTACCAACGTCCCGATCATGATGCCGACTGATTCCCTGCGGTCGAAGTTCAACGAGGCGAAGGCGCTGAGGGAGACATTGATCGCGCAGGATCCCGTCATTCAGGAGACCCTTACCGCGTTGCCGGGGGAGAAGCGGGAGATGGCCGAGCCTGACACGCTGGCTGAGGAACTGCGGGCGTTCGGGATCAGTCCGAAGGCAGCGCCACTGGAGCCCGGGATCACGGCATGGGATCAGGGAGTACCCGTCTGATGCCGATCAGTTGTCCAGGCGGGGGCAAGGCGCGGTTCCGGTACAAGAAGGGCACGGACATGCGTCTTGCGTTCTGCGGGGCGGGCAAGGTCGTCGAGGCGAAGAACACCGCGACCGGAGCGGTGCATACTCCCGAGGAGTTTGCGGCTGACCGAAGAGCAGGTCGCAAGGGATCCAGAAGTCAGGGTCGAAGCACCAGCAGGCGGTAATGTCGGACGCGGGTAAGGACTACAACGAGAAGGTGGCGAGGAAGGCTGGTCTTCGCCCGGATGAGACTGGACACATGCCAAGTCGGGTGCCGAGCGGGGAGCGTGAGGGTTTGATCCTGAAGCGTCCCTCGCACCCGACATTCGGGAAGACCATCGAGGGGGAGAGGGTTTGGGGAGGCACGTTCTATCGAAGGGGCGGTCGGCTGTACTCATTCGATCAGAAGCCAGACGAGTCTTTCAGGCCGGTTCCGTATGACCGATTGGAGCGGAAGGTGGAGCGAGCCCAAGCTCACCGGCAGGAGTCACGAGGGGGACGACGATAATGGGATGTGGCAAGGGTGGGAAGAAGACTGGCCGTAGCGGCGGAGGCAGGGGTGGAAGGCGCTGATGGGCCTGCTGATCGTTATCGGCGGTGGTCGAGGGCTGGTCCCGAAGAAGCCTTCGTCGGGCGTACCCAGAGCGGCACCCCGGCCACCGACAGGCAAGCCTCGTCCGATGGTACGTGTGACGAGGAGGACGGGTCGCTAGGTCTGAGTTGATGGCTAAACGGCGGGATCGGAAGCCCTTGCGGGCTGGTTGACCGCTCGCGAGGAAGATTCCCGGGAGGGATCTGAGGATGACGAAGGTCAAGAACCCGAAGGGCGATCAGGGCGCGATGGCTCTCATGAAGCGAGAGCAGGTAAAGCGCAAGGAAGTGAGTTCTCCATTCAACCGCTTTATGGGGAGGCGTGTTGGTAGTCGGACTGGGAGGTAGTCGCTGTGGTAGTCGGGGTGCCGGTAACGCTTGCGGAGCTTCGGGACCGGCTGGCGAATATCACAAATCTGACTGCCACGTACTCCCGTGACGAGGTTCGGGACGCGATCAACTACGGCTACGGCAAGATTCTTCGAGCGATTCATTCGGTAAACGCCGAGCAGTTCGTAACCTTCCGCGACAACTTCACTTTCGTCGGAGCCGAGAGCGAGCACGACATCAGCGACTTCTTCCCGCCTGTGGGGCGGCTGACGAAGCTCGTCGTGCCCGGGATCCCGGCGAACTCCGGCACCAGCCAGAACATCGTCAGCTTCCGGTATCGAGACTTCCGGTCGGCTGACTTCGAGAGTGCCGAGGCAATGAACCGGGGCGGCGAGGCCGGGGTCGTGTACGACATCATGACGGGTAGGATCCCACAGCGGAACACAGCGGTTCCGACTGCTGCGGGAACTGCTGAGGTCGCCGTTCAGGTGGATTACGACAGCTTCAGGGTCGTGAGCCCGATTTCTGGTGGGATCTACTTCGGACAGCCTATTTCCATACCAGGCGTTGGCCCTCCTCACTGGATGGATGCTGACGGAGAGTCGGAACCAACGGTGGGGATAACGAGCGATTATCTCGGGACCGTATCCTCTTTCGTCGATGCTGGCGGCTACGTCACAATTGGTGTGACTCCTAGAATGTCTTTATGGCCGGCTGTTGGAGCGTGGATTCAACTCTACCGGACACGGATGCTCATGATCGCCCCGGTCTTCTCGGCATCGGTGACGGGACGACTGTACTACGTCTATCATCCATCGCGACTGGTGAAGGATACGGAGACCCTGGATCCGGTTGCGTCCGAGCACGCTGACGCTTTGATCGCCTACGCGGCATCGTGGCTGCTCCGCTCAAGCAACGACGGTCAGGCGGAGCGGTGGTACCTCGAAGGTCAGGAGATGCGGTCGGAACTCATGCAGGCGCTCGATCCGGTGGCCGATCAGGGGAGCCAGGCTCTTGGGAGCGCGTTTGACTGGATGAGAGACTACTGAGTCATGGCTCGTGACTGGCAGAAGCTCGACTTCGAGCACGGCTGGGCCGGCTTGGTGGATCGTCGCCAGCGGCTCGACTACGGGCTCAATATCGCCTCCATCGCCAAGAACATCGACTTCTTCGGAGGCAGCATCGGAAGACGTCTCGGGAGCCAGTATTTGAACGGCTGGGGAACGATCACGGAGAGCGGCTGGACCACTTGGGCGGGTCTGCTGGTTGACGCGAGCGGATTGGATACCACGGACACGTTGACCTTCTATTTTGCTAACGGTACGAGCGAGACCAAAGCCATTAGTACCATCGTCGGGAATCTGGTCACTCTCGCAACTGCTCTTAGTGCTGCACCGGAAGGTGCCGTCCCGGTCATCGCTCGCCGTCCTTTGGGTGGTGGAGCTGGAACGAGAGTTGATGGCTTGTTCCAGGCCAACTTTCGAGACGGAACCGCCAAGCTGCTCGCTGCCGCTGGTGCTGTGCTCTACGAGCTTCCGGCACTGGGTGCGGGTGACGGGGCAGCAACAGTATCGACTCAGTTTCCGGTAACGACCGTGCTTGCAAACTGGACCGTGACGAACACGGGAACGATTACGAGCGTCGAGGGACTTCAGGTCGGAGACAAGATCCAGATCGCTGGTCGGATGGGAGCGAACAAGTACATGACGATTACGGGTATCGCCCCGATCACCCGTGCGATCTCTATCTATCCCTATGCTTCGTCCAATCCTCAGCTCGGTGATGTGGTGACGTTCTATCCGATCTCCATTGCTGGGGACACGCACTTTGTGCAGCACAACAACGTCACTCATATCGTGGTCGATCACAGCGTTCTGGGTCTTGGCAGTGCCGGCGATACGCCTCCGGTGAAGTATTACAAGCCATCGGCGAGCTACGTGATTCAGCGCAGCGGCATCAAACCTCCGGTTCAAGGTGGTACCGCTCCTACGGCGACTCTTGCCACGAGCTCGGAGGCGACTGGTCTCGGGCAGGGGGACTACAGTTGGCGGATCAAGTTCGTGAACTCCGTCACTCACCAGGAGTCCGAACCGGGACCTGAGATCACCGTTACCGGCCTGAGTGCGAGCGTTTATCACCATGTGAACCTGGCGAACCTTCCGGTCTCCGTAGATCCTCAAGTAACGCACAAGCGGATCTACCGGAGCATGGCGCTGCCTTCCGGCGAGGCATCCGGGGCCTGGTACTACGAGGGGGAGATAACGAACGTCACGACCACGTTTCATTCGGAGATGGGAGACACGTTGCTTGGCACCTTGATGCGCGAGTTTCTGGACGTGTGCATCCCTGACGGCGTTTCCAACATCATACTCTGGCCTCAGGCCAACCGCCTGGTTGCTGTCGATGCAGAGCACAACACGGTGATTTTCAGCGATCAGTTCGACGTAGAGGACGGCACGTTCAAGTCGGAGTCATGGCCGTCCGACAACTTCATTCTCGTCAGCTACGATGATGGGGACCGGGTGCGGGCGGTTGCTGCGTTTTATGACAGTTTGATCGTTTTCAAGGAGAGATCCGTCTTCAAGGTCTCCGGCACTCCTCCTGAGATCAGCATCGAGCCCGTGATCTTCCGTCAGGACTTGACCAGCGTCGGCACGTTCAACGCGAAGGCTGTTGCGGTGGATCAGAACGAGATGATCTTTCCGGCTGCTGACGGAGTGTACGTGCTGAGCCGGTGGGAGGGTGGCGAGAAGTCATTCAACAGTGCTCGCCTCTCCCGTGAGATTGACAACGGTTGGTCCGACGTGAACACGAGCAAGGCGAAGCGAACCCACGCGGTGTTCTTCCGTGAACGTCGTCAGTACCGGGTGTTCATACCGATCAACCTGGAGACCGAATGCCAGCGTGCGTATGTCTTTCAGTTCGAGGGGGACATCCAGGGCAATCCGTATGGCTGGACTCAGTGGGCAATCGAGAGGAACACCGTGCCTGCGAACATCACGGCTTCTCATGTCGGTGCCGGCAACCCGGATACCAACTATATCGGCACGGATACTGGGGACGTGATCTGTCTCGACAACGGCAGGGCCGATCTTGGTGGGTTCCCGATTGATGTGGACTATGCGACCGGCTGGTTCACTCCAGCCGGCAAGGGTGCTCCAGCCAGGGGCCGTGCCGTCGATATTGCCTTCGGCCTGGAGGAAGATCTCAACATCGACCTTTCCGTCGAGACCGACTTCGGATCTCCGGACTTTCCGGTCAGCATGTCTGCGAGTGCTCCGACTGGCTTCCACCTGGACGTCAGCCACCTTGATGTCGATGGGCTGGCAACCGAGGTGAAGGAGGTTCGGGGTTCGGTCATCCTGCGTGCTCTTGGCGAGTACCATCGGATCCGGCTCCGTGAGTACAGCGCAACGGGCGCGTTTCTGATCCAGAACATGACGTACTGGTTCCAGGCGCTGCCGGAACAGGCCAAGCGCAGGGATTGGATACAGGACAGGGGATGAGCCGGTTCACGACGCCTAAGGTGTTCGCATCCAACGAGCCGGTGCTGAAGTCTGCCGATCTCAACGCGATCACTGCGGCGATTGCGGCCAGCTTGAACGGGATCACCAATGAGCAGGTTGCGTCCTGGGCTGCGATCCAGGGGACGAAGCTACTCGACAACACCTTGACGTCCACGAAGTTCAACGACCGGGCGGTTGACCAGGCGGCCCTGGCGGTGAACTCGATGACCTATGGCGTGGACTCCGATCAGGCCAACAGCATAAGTCATGTCGTCACCCTTGCGTGGGAAGTCCTGGCTACTGTTGGCCTTACCGTTGCGGGTGGCCCGGTACTGCTCCTGGGAGATTTCGGCGGCTACTTTGGGCACGTAGGTGTTGGTTTTGGTGCGGTGGAGGCGCGACTATCGAGGACTGGATACGGAGTAATCACAACAGTTCTGGAGCAAGAATCGACGATGGTGGCGGCGAATGCACAGCGTCCCATGTGCTTGGCGATAGTCGGGGTGGATCGCAGTCTGTCGGCAGGCGCATATACGTGGACTTTGGACGTTCGATGTTCAAGTACGTACAACGTGCCGGTAGTTCGGAGTTTTCAGCTCTTCGCAGTGGAGTTGCGTTAGCATGGCGACGTTCACGATACCGAAGGTGTGGGCATACGGGGCGGAACTCACGTCCACGGACCTCAATGCTCTGGTTGCTGCGATTGCCGCGAGCTTGAACTCGATCAGTGATTCTCAGGTAGGTGCGAGTGCCAACATCGACGGCTCGAAACTGGCTGACGCTCCGAATGGCATTCCTGGCGGGAAGGTACAGGCGGGAGCGATTCTCCAATCCAAGCTGGCTGCTGGAGCTTCGGATGTCGGGGTCACTTCCAGCGAGAGCTATTCAGCCGGCACGAAGGCGGCCAATCCCGGGCCGACGACGATTGCCACTGCGGCACGCACGGTCTTGGGCGGCTCGGTGATTCTTCTGGCGACCTGCACGGTCGAGCTGACACACACCGACACGGGGCTGACAGCAGTGAGTGCTCGTATCAAGCGTGACGGATCGGCGATCAGTACCGATGTGCAGGCAAGCGCGTCCGGACCTGTAAACGACATAGATGCGCTCTCGATGACGGTCTTTTTCGTGGACACGGGACAGACGGGATCGAAGACCTGGACGTTGGAGGTTCAGCGGGCGAGTGGGAACGCAACGGTTCTCATCCGTGACTGGCAACTGTTTGCCTGGGAGTTGACGTGATGGCTTGGGGCGATACCGAATTAGGCAAGGGCGCGTACAAGAACCCGATGGCAATTGGCAAGCAGGAGCGCAAGGCTCAGCGCCAGGAGCTGAAGGGGCAGGGTTTGCAGGGCAAGGAACTGAAGCAGGGGATGCAGGGCTGGAAGCAGGAGACTCGGGGCGAGCGTGCGGCTGCTGCTACCCAGGCGATGGTTCCCAGTGCTCTTCAGGGCTACGTGAAGCCAAAAGCGTTCGTCAAGAAGGTATTGCGTGGCAAGGAGCCGTACCAGGCGATCAAGCGGATTGGGGGGATCGAGGCTGCGAAGGAACTCTTCGGTTACAACGAGCCTCGTGCTCCTCTCCAAGAGAAGCTGCTGGGCGAGCTGGAGACTGGGCCGCAAGTGAACCTCATGAGAGGGGAAGGAGAGCAGCCTCTGTACGAGCTTGCGAGCCAGTACATGCAGGGGGCCAGTCCTGACGTCGATTACATGCGGGAGTCTTCGGCCACACTTCCGACTTTGGGTGCGTATGCGCGGGAACGGCTGGCTGAGGGGGGTCTCACGCCAGTCGAGGAGGCTGCGATCCGGGGCAGGGAACGGGGGACTGTCGAGAGTGGGTATCGTGAGGCCAGTCGAGCTGAGGCAGGCCGGCTGGCAGCGGCTGGGATGGATCCCCGCTCCGGAATCGCAGCTCAAAGGGCTCTTCAGCTACAGCGAACGAGGGCTGGGGGTCTGACCGACGTCGAGCGTGGCATTACCGAGCAGGAGTTGGCCCGCAAGCAGCAGATCGAGGAGTTGAACAAGGGTGTTGCCGGCCTTGAGGAGACGAGTCGGCTGGGTGACATCGCGGCGCAGCTCCGTGGTCGCGAGGGGTACGAGAACCTGATCACGAGCGGTGCTGGGCTGGGGGAGGCCGCTCGCAGGTTCGACGTGGGTGCTCTCACGGGTCGTCAGACGTCTTACGAGGGTTTGCTTGCCGATCTGGCGCGGCAGAGGGCGGCTGAGGGTCAGTGGGCTCTGGAGACTGCGGAGGGTGGTCGTCAGGCCAGGATGGCTAGGGAGGCATACAAGCAAGCCGGGAAGGCGATGGAGCCGGGAGCTTTGGATTACACCGGGGCGGTTCTCGGTGGTCTGTTTGGGTAGGAGTGAGCCATGCCAAGTCTTGCGGAACTTGCTCTTGAGAGGCGGCGGCGGATGTCGCAGCCGGAGGGTCCGTCGGGGGGTGGGGGGATAGCACCTTCGTTGTCGGAAGCTGCTGCGGGTCCGACTGCGAGTGGAGTGGCGGAGGGGCCTCCTGGGGTACCTCCTGAGCTTCAGGAGAGTCCCACGCCAACTCCACAAGCTGAGGCGGCACAGCCTCCATCCCCAGCGGCGGAGGCGCAGCGGCAGGCGGCTGACAGGATGCCTCAGAAGCCGGCTGTCGAGCCGAAGGCACCTCCACCCGAGATCGGGTACAGCACGAGCCCAGCCGCTTCTCAGGCGATGGCTGAGGCTGGGGCGAAGCAGCGGAAGGCGCAGGATATTGGTCAGATAGTGAGGGCGGGTAAGAACATCATCGGAGCGGCGGTTGGTGGTGCCGTAGGTGGTGCTGCCAGCTCTGGCGCAGGCGCTGGGGGTGTTGGAGGGGCTGGAGGGGCTGTCGCCCCTGGCACGGCTGCGGGAGCCTCCAGTGCTGGTGGTCAGCTTGGTGCCTTGGCGTCACTCCGGGCGGGCATGAGTCGCGGGTGGGCTGGTGGTGGTGGTGCCGGTCTGGGGGCGATGGGCAGGGTTGGGGGGGCATTGGGCAGGGTTGGGAGTCTGGCGTTCAACCAGCCGTCCACGACCGGAGCGGCGGGTGCTCCGACGAGCAGTCTCGGGGAGCTTGCCCAGTCACCGCCAACCGCCAGTGGCGGTGCTGTTGGCGGTGGTGGCGGTGGCGGTATCGGCGGCATGGTAAAGGGCCTCGTGGGTCCGTTTCCGCACGAGAAGGCACTTGGGGCTCTTCAGGGCCTCCTCGAACAGAAGAAGCAGGCGCAGGCCGCAGGCTTGATGGGAGAGGGGATGCAGCCCTTCGGAAGGGTCAACTACTTCACAGGCGGGATGTAAGATGCCAATCGACTGGTGGAGAGGTAGTCCTGCCATTCTGGAGTCGCAGCGGTACCAGGCCGAGCGGGAGCTTCGTTCGATAGGCAACATCGCTGGCGGTGTACGTAGTGGCTACGACTCATGGCAGAAAATGAGGGACAAGCAGGAGCAGGAGAAGGCTGCTCTGATTCGAGCGTACCATCGGAGTCCCGATCAGCTTGCGGCTGCGTACTCCGACTCCCAGTCGAATGTGACCCCGGAGGTTCAAGACGAATCGTTGCTGGAGCAGGGCGGTGCTTCGGTCGGGCCGTCCACGGAGGCTCGTAACGTCAGCGGTGCGAACGCTCCAGGCACTGGAGCCGGAAGCACCCCTCCGGAAGAGACTCCGATCAGTCGTGCCATAGCGCAAGGTCGTTCCACTGCCGCTGTCGGGGAAGGCCCATTCACCGGGGACGAGCCTGACATCGTGCGTGCCATGCGGAGGATCGGGGCCTTGATGAGGATCCCGGGAGTGAAGCCGACTCAACCGGGTCTGTCCACGGCGCAGCAGACTGCTGCGATCAGTGGGGACCTTGACGAGATGGCAGACGAGGCGGTCAGAGTCAGAGCCTTCAGCCCGTTGCTGGAAGTGACGAAGGATCCCGTGGCGGCAGCTCAGTATTTCGCCCCGAAGACTTACGGGACGTTTGGAGTGCCAGCCACTGCCGGTGGAGGTCGTGAGCCACGGGCGTTGTCGAGGATGAGCGAGGCTGCATTGATCGAGCACCAGGCCGAGCTGTACGCCCTGGAGGAGGGTCGGAACTACGTCACCACTGACGACCGGAGACGTGCCGTGAAGGACTTCCACGACCGCCAGGCAGGATCGTCCGGGGAGTACGTGCAGGAGGTGACGAAGGAAACCCAGTACGTGAACCGTGTGACTGGCAAGCCTACGGATCAGTATGACCCTGACGCGACGGAGGTAACTAACCAGAGGACCACGAGGACTCGACCTGGCAACGAGCCGCCTCCTCCGCTGGGGGAGCCTCCACCGCAGTTCGAGGAGGAGCCTGAGGAGCACTACGTTCCCGGCACGAGGATCCCACTGTTCAGGAAGCGGCCAAAGTAGGTGCAGCGATGCCGTATGATCTGGTAGATCCGAACGAGTTTGCAGCCAGCATTCATGGGCTCTCGAACATTCGGGACCGGAAAGCTGCGGCGCTTCCCGACACGGTTCAACGACTCACTCAGAAGGCAGCTCAGCGTCGAGCGGCTGGTGACGTTCCGGGCGCGAGTGAGCTAGAGGCTCGTCTTCAGGCGTACTCGGCGGAGGGCATGTCTCCTCGTGAGGAAGCTCTCGAATACTACGACCGGGCTCGCGAGGTGACTGAAGGTGCGAAGGGACCAATCGAGCAAATCCCTGCTGGTCTCGGGCGTGCCTGGGGGGAGTATGTCGAGAAGCCAGCGGAGCTGGCCGGATCCCTGGCGGAGATGGGGGTCAAGAAGTACGTCTCCGACTTTCCGGTTGCTGGTATCAACGTCTCTCCGGGGACGATTGCGGGAACGATGGCTCGTGCGGGAATCGAGTATGCGCCTGCTGCTGCTGCGGCGGCAGTGACGGAGGGTGCTCTCGGCTTGCCGGCCATTGCAGGCAAGGCTGGTGCTCTCGCACGAGCACTCAACCTGGGCACGATGTTCGGCCTTCAAGATGCGGGGATGCAGAAGCTGAAGCAGGCGGCTCAGGAGTCACCCGCTCCGGTGAGCTTCGCGCCCGGGGAGCCAGCGCAGCCTCGTAAAGAAGGTTGGAAGTGGAATCCAGAAACGAGTCGATACGACTGGCAGTCCAATATCGGGCCTGCCGAGCCTGACATCGAGTTTCCGATCAAGAGTGAGCATCCGACTCAAGACGTCATCGCAGCCGGGTTGACCGGAATGACAGCGGGTGCCGCAGGACAGCTTCTATTCGGGGAGGCCATTCCCGCCGTGTTCCGAAGGGCGTTGGCACCTTTCAGGAAGGCAGCGCCTGAAGTGGGCAGCGAGATGGCTCCTGAGCTGGCTGCTAGTGTGCAGACTCCAGTCAAGCCATCGGCTACCGAAGCTCACCCGGGCAGCTCGCAGGGTGTCTTGCAGCGGTTGGGTCAGCGACTTGGGATCGGAAGGCGGGAAGAGCCGGCCTTCGCGGGACTGAAATACAACCCTCAAACCAAAGCTTGGGAGCAGGCTGGGAGGCCGCCAGCAGAGCCACTGGCGGCACCTACACCTCCGACCGAGCCGGCTCCGCTAGGACCGGCTGAGCCCCTAGCTGGAGCTGTTCCACCAGAGCCGGAACTCCGGTACGACTTCGCCACGAAGACGTGGGTTCGTGGTGAGGCTCCTCCGGGGCCTGCGCCCGAGCCGATCAGGGGTCCACTTCCCCCCGAGCCCGAGATTCCGGCAGGACCAGCCGAGCCCCTGGCGGCTCCTAGTCCGGAAGATGCCTTTTGGGGACGGACCCTGCGTGTCGGGGGCCGAGGTCCCGGGAGGACTGAGTACCTTTCAGACTTCAGGGGCCGGTTCCCAAGGCACAGGGTCCGGGAAGTCGAGTCGAGGCCGTTCCCACCTGAGCCGGTACCGACTCCTACCGGGCCTCCGGCAGAACCTGGGTTGCCTCCTCCGATAGAGCCAGGACGCGAGCCTCTTTACAGTGCTCTCTACAGAGCTGCTGGGGCAACGCCGGAGGAGCCACGGGGTATGCGAGTACCCCCAGTCGGACCCGCCTCTGCCTTGCAACGTCCGTTGGAGCCCATCGTAGAGGTGCCTCCTCCAGTCACCCCACCTGAGGGACTTGAAGGTCCGAGCTTCGGTGCTCAGTATGAGATCCCGAGCCTTCAAGCCATTTCCCGGGCGCGTCGATACCGTCCGGGCGGATTGCCGGCTGCGGCATTCGAGCCCGGAGTCTTACCTACAACCCGCCCTAGAGCGCCGCTTCGGTCACTGACGCAGGCCGAAGCGGCTGCAAGGGCCGGCGTCGAACCCGAAGTGGTGCCACCCCCGGAGGTCGTTCCGGAACCTACGCCCGAGGTACTGCCCAAGATCGAGCCCGAGACTCCGCTACCACCTGACCTGGTGGCTACTCCACCTGAGGAGGTCGGTATCCCTCCTCCAGCACCGGGACATAAGCCTCCCGCAGCCCCGCCGCCGAAGGCTGAAGCTCCACCACGGGAGCCTGGCCTAGCGCCTCCTGAGGAGTACCCTACCGAGAAGGACAAGCTGAACTTCGAGCAGTATTTCCTGAGTCAGAAGCCTGAGTATGGCGGAGTGTACGACCCGAAGCTGGCGAAGGCCGATCCCGACTACGAGACCATTCTCTCGGACTTCCGGGGTGAGTACCTTCCGGTACCCAAGACGAAGGTTCAAGAACTCAAGCAAGCCATTGCCGACAACGAGTACACGGTACAGACCGGCAGGAACCGCATGGGCATCCAGTTGCCGGCACAGGCACGGGAATCCGCACAGCGATGGGCCGGCGAGCTGAGGGAGCGTCTTGCAAAGTTGCAAGCCACGGAAAGGGCGCTCAAGGCGAAGGTGCCTCCAGGGGTACCCACACAGGAAGGTGGCCGCCCGTACTTCGTCACCGAGGCGATCCGGAAGTATCGTGCCAGCCAGAAGGATAAGGACATCACGGACTTCTGGTTCTGGAGGACTCAGGGGGATCGGAAGCAGAAGTTCGAGGACTTCCTCGTGCAGAGCAAGGACCCGCTCGCTTCGGAGGCTGGGTCTCCACAGTCCCGGTTCACTGCGTATGTGAAGCGAGAAGCTGCCAAGACTCCTACAGAGGCTCCTCCAACCGAAGCGCCGACAGCCCCCAGCATCAAGTTGGGAACGACCCCGGAGAATCCGATTGCGACGGTGGACGAACTGCTCAACGAGGTGGGTCGTGTTGGTGGCCCGAGCCCGGCAGAGAGTTACAAGGGTGCAGCCGATGTCGTTCACACCGCGAGCCCGGAAGGAGATCCGAACCTTGAGTGGGGCACCCTGTCCTCTCCGGCTGGAAAGAAGGTCAAGGGTGCGTGGGCGAGTGTTCACGTACCGGCTCTGGGCAAGCGTGTGGTCTGGGATCCTCAGTCGTATCGCTGGATTGCTGAGGATGCGTTCCTGAAGGGTCGTAACGTCAGCGTCGAGAGGATGTTCTTGAAGGCGGAAGTGGATGACTTCTACAAGGTGGCGGGTGAGGCACCGACACCACGCCTGCTGACAACCTTCCGACGTCCGGAACCCACGGCGGAACCTAAAGAAGCCAGCGAGTGGCTGACGGAAGGTGCCAAAGGCGCTTATTCCGTTGGTGACGAGACTCAGATCGGCATAGCCGGGGAGAGGAATCCTCAGCGGGGGAGGTGGGAGCTGGTCGATGTGGCCGATCCGATAGCGTCCCACGATTTAGACTTTCGTCCCAATCCTGCCTTTCCGAAGGCGTTGCAGCGCCGTAATCGCGACCGGGTAGCGTCCAAGCAGCAGGTCATGGACCTGTCGAGAGAGGATCGGTTCGACCCGATGCAGCTTGGACACGCTCCAACTGGTGACGTTGGAGCTCCGGTGCTTGGACCGGACGACCTAGTGGAGTCAGGCAACGGACGGACCCTCGTGTTGCGGAATATCGTCGGCAAGCCGCAGATGACGGCCTATCAGGAATGGCTGACCTTGAACGCTCGCACCTTCGGGCTCGACCCTGCCGTAGTGCAGAAGATGATTGCGGAGGGTCAGGTCCCGATCCTCATTCGTCGTCGTTTCGGAAAGCTGTCCATGAAGGAGCGGGCAGAACTGGTTGCCAAGTGGAACGTCTCTTCGGTTGCGGAGATGAGCGAGACCGAGTTGGCAATGGACGATGCGGCCAGGATGACCCCGGAGCTGGTCGGGTTGGTCCAGTCGGTAGAGACTGGGGATCCCATCGAGGCGGCCAGCAACGCTCCGTTCCTGACGGCATTCGAGGACCGTATCGTCAGCACTTCCCAGGTAGGCCGTTTCAAGGATGCTAAGGGGAAGATCTCCGCTGCCGGGATGCGCCGGGCAAGGACCGCGCTATTCGCATACGTGTATGGAGGTGCCGATCCGGAGCGCACGGCTCTGCTGGCCCGCATGGCGGAATCCACGAACAACGAGATCAAGAACATCACGAACGCTCTCACGATGGCAGCTCCGAAGTTCGCACGTCTGCGGGCAGACGTTGCCAAAGGGGAGCTGTACGAGGCGGCTGATCTGGGCAATGAGCTGGCGCGAGCTGCTGCCACGTATGCCAACATCAAGCAGACCCCGGGAGCGTCGATTGAAGGGTGGCTGAAGCACGAGGATCTGGTCAGGCCGATCTCCGACGTTGACCGGCTCCTGGTGCGAATGTTCTCCGACAACTCGAAGAAGCCGAAGACTATCGCTGACATACTGAATCAGTATTCCAGGGTGGCTGAGGAAGCTGGGCACCCGGGCCAGGGGAATATGTTCGGTGCCGGTGGCAATCCGGACAAGGCCAATATGCTGCGTACCGCAATCGACCTGAGCAACAACGGTGGGGACGCTGCTGAGGTTGCTGCGTCGAACGAGGCGGTGGGTAGTCAGAAGCTCACCGACGACAGCGTGGCTCAGCTAGAGGCACGGAGCAAGGCCGAGAAGGCTGGTGGGCAGTTCGGAGCTGCTGACCTTACCGAGGCGGAGGCAAACCTGCTCAAGCCGGAACGGAAGGGCAGGAAGGGAAAGGTCATCACGAAGAAGGAGCCGAAGGGCGGCACCGTGGCGATCCCCAGGACGCCTGATGAGCTGAAGGCTGTTGCTCAGGCGCTGGCTCACGAAGCCGGCATCAAGTTCGATCCGGTGGTTTTCGATGAGGCAACAAGTGACATCCCGCGCTGGCTGTGGAAGTTCCTGGGACCGGACTTTCTGACGCGCCGGAGCGAGCACCAGTTCTGGTTCAACATCTTCCGGATGTACCAGAAGGCTACCGACAAGGGCACGCGGCTCAGGCGTATGTTCCTGACCCAGAGTGGCAGGGTGCCGTTCTGGGGGCGTACCCCGCAACCTCCGAAGGAACTGGCTGCTGCGTGGAGGAAACTGTCTCCGAAGCTGGTCGATGTCGAGGAGGCTGCTGGAGCTGCCCTCCGACGAGACAAGGTGCTCGATGCGATGCGGGGACTGATTACTCGCGATCAGCTCCGGGCACAGGCTGGTCGCGACGGTGTGGCCGCATACGACCTGTTCCAGAGAGTGCCGAAGGCAACACGTCAAGGTGTCCTCAAGACGCTCATGCGGCCTGAGATACCGGAAGGGTTCATTCCCGTCTGGCGCAGGGTTCCGTGGGGGGAGCGGGAGAAGGTGATCGAAGCCTTGTCGGAAGCTGACACCCTGGAGAGCCTGGCGGAGCGCAGCCACACCGTGGCGGAACTCCGTGAGATGGGCCTGAGTGACGCCGGCATCGTCGCCTACCGGAGAACCCAGGAGCTGCTGAGCGAGGCCCTGCGGACTGTGATCAACCCGTTGCGGAAGAGGCTCGGGATGAAGCCTCTCGTGGGCCGTAAGAACTACCTGCCCCACAAGTGGCTTGGCAACTGGGAGATTCGGGAGCTGAAGCTGACGGTGCCGAAGCCGAAGCCTGGAGCCCCGCAGGGTAAGCTGTTCGAGCCGTCTCCTCCTGGTGGCGAGCCAGCTCCGGAGTGGACTGTTGGTCGTGCAGTCATGACCGAAGACGGCATGACGTTCGACACGGAGCATGAGGCGCTAGTTGCCGCGTACAAACTCGTACAGGCTGACCCGAATGCACGATTCAAGATCGTGCCGTCCTTCTATGCTCGGGCTGTGATGGAGGAACTGCCGGATACGGTACACGCCCGGGCTCTTGGGATAATGCTCAAGCGGCTTGGCAAGATAATGGAGATCTCAGACTCCGAGATACGGGAAGCCTCGAAGGCTGGGGTGCAGCCTCGTGGGTTCCCTGCCCACTTCGAGCGCCGTCTGGGGGCGAAGGGTTACAACAAGCGGGAGATGGCTCAGGTCATCGAGAATTACCTGGGGCAGTTGAGCCGGTACGCTCCTATGAGAGAGGCCCGGGAAGCCGCTCATCTCCTGCTGGAGTCCCCGGAAGGCATCGCTCTCCGGAACAAACAGCCTGAAATAGCGGCGGCGATGGATCGCTATATCCGGTCATTGCACGGGGGTCAGACGGAGGCGGAGCGGGTGGTGGACTCGTTGCTCAAGAGCGTTCCCCTCCTCAAGAGTCGTCTTGGTATGCGACCCACCCGGGAGGTTAGCAGTGCCGTTAGGCAGGCGGTCTCCCAGATCAAGTTGGGCCTGTTCAGCACGGCCTACATGATCACGAACCTGACCCAGTTCGTGACACACGCCGGGCCTGTCCTGGGGCCGACGTATGCCGCTCGCGGTGCGAAGATGTATATGCGGGCCATCTTCAACCCGAACGGTCCCGAAGGTCGGTTGCTGTCCCACCTGTCCCGCCGTGGCCTGATCGAGCCGATGTTCCTGAGTGGCGAGGCTCCAACCAGGGGCCTCAAGGTCGGTCGCACGCAGGCGGTAGGGAAGGCGATGGACGTCGGGACCTGGCTACTCGACCAGGCGTTCTTTGGCACCAAGGCAGAGCACTTCAACCGGGGTGCCACGTTGCTGGGAGCGTTCGCCCGGCTTGTCGAGAGAGGGTTCAAGGCACCAAGCGAAGCGGTGGGGAAGGTCAGCCCGGCACAGGCGAAGATCCTCCAGGCGCTAGAGGCTCGCCTGCGGTCGATGGGCCTGAAGCCTGGCAAGGCGGTCGGTAACGACCGGCTGGCACTCATGGCAAGCGACCTGAAGCAGTCGGAGTGGGAGTGGATCCGGTCCACCGCGAACGGGGACAAGATCAACCACGACGTCATGCAGGCCATGATGGAAGCCATCAACAACAAGGTAAACTTCCAGTACCAGCGTGGTGCCAGGCCGGAGCTGATCCGTGGTCCGTTCGTGGAGCTGGCGAACCAGTTCCGGATGTTCAACGTGGGCACGATGCAGCTCTGGAAGAACCTCGCGGAATACGGTGCTCATCAAGGTGGCCTCAAGGGGTACGCACCTCTGGCTGGACATCTTGGTACGGTATTCGCACTTTCGGGAATCCTGGGGTTCCCGTTCTTCCGGCTGTTCGACTCCATCGTGCGTAACCTCAGCGGCCAGAAGCTTTCCCCGATGGACTACTTGCTCACTCAAGACATTCCCCAATCCGTGGTCCGGGGCAGTCCCGCCCTGCTGGGAATCGACGCAAGCCGGCGACTGGGCTACGGAGACATCTCTCCGGAGGAAGTGTCAGACCTAGCAGGTCCAGCCATGAACACCGTGGCTGACATCCTGGGGGACATGGTTCGGCTCGACCTGGATATGGCTGCGAGAGAGCTGGCGGTTGGTCCTGGCAATCTGTATGCGGCCTGGAGGAGCTGGCGGGACCACAGCGTGCGGGAGAGGAGCACCCGGGCTCGGACCCGGTACATACCCACGGAGTCGGAGCTGCTTGCCAGGGCCATCGGCTTCAGGCCGATGTTCGAGTCGCGGTGGGCAGATGAAGTCCGGATGCAACGCCGCAAGGAGACAAGGCTCAAGTGGGATCGCTCCACGGCGATAGACGAGGCGATCCGTCTCGTTGACGAGTACGAGGGGGCGGAGAGGGCGGATCACTTACGAGCCTTCTTCAAGGAGCTGCACGACCAGAAGATCCCGGTGACCATGAAGGAGGTCATGCAGGAGCGGGGTCGGAAGAGGGTTCCCCAGGCCCTTCGTCAGGTTCCCCTGATACCGAAGGCGCTTCGGAGGGAGTACCTGGAGCGGGCTCGTCCCATCATGGAGCAGCAGCGGCAGCAGTACCGCCAGGTCGAGGCTTTGAGGAGGGCTCAGCAGTTCGGAGCGGAGCCTCGGCCATGATTCCCAGCTTCCTGAGGGATCGGTACGCCAAACTTTCGGAACGGTATCGAACTCGGGGATGGGATCCCCCCGAATTGCCTGGTAAAATCGAAGAAGCGGCGAATGTGATCTACGAGATGGCTGGTCGGATCAACAACCGGGTGCCGTTGCGGGTGGTGGTGGACCCGGTACCGTCACGGCAGAAGGAGCAGTAGTGTCATCGGTCACCGCCACGGCCTTTGCTCTGGTTGGGGAGGAGGGGATCTTCCTCGATCCAGTGGTCATGAGGAAGAACGGCACCAAGCACTACGCCAGTCTGGGGGCGTTCCTCGATCCTCCGGCCTCCGGGGTGATCGAGGCGAAGCTCGCCTACCAGTATAACGATCTTCACCTGGACGAGCTGGCTGGAAGCTCGATTGTCCAGGCGGCAAGGAGCGCAAGCGACCATCCGTACCGCAAGGAGATCAGTGTCCCGGTTGAGGTGACCAAGTACGTGAACCGTCCGGAGCCTTTTGTCCTGCGGGTCGTCGCGAGAGTCACGTCGGGGACGGGTCACATCGTCCTGCCGACGATCAGCGTCGAGTCGAAATGAGCACTGGACTTGGCGCAGGAAGATGGCTGGGTGCTGGGGAAGGTGGGGATGACAGGTGCCGAAATAACATTCAGGGAGTACGTCGAGCGTGCGTTGCAGGAGAGGGACCGCTTGTGCTGCGCGAAGATGAACGCTCAGGAGAGAGCTTTCGACCAGGCACTCATTGCCCTCAACAAGGCCGTGGACAAGGCCGAGGCGGCACAGCGCGAGTACAACGCACATGCCAACGAGTTCCGGGGGCAGCTCGACGATCAGGCCAAGCATCTCATGCCCCGCACCGAGACGATGGTCCTCATCAAGAACCTGGAGGACCGAATAGTTGCGCTGACTCTCAACATGGACGCCAGGATGGAGGTGCTGCGTAACGACATTAGCGAATTGAGGGAGTTGCGTAGTGGGGTCGAGGGTCAGGGAACGGGTCGGGAAGCGTTGTGGAGTGGGATCCTGAGTGTGGTTGCCTTGCTGCTCTCGGTTGTCTCTGCGGTCGGGGTGGTACTGGCAATCGCGAAGTGAGGCTGGTGGAGCCATGAACCCAGTGACGAGGTGGTTCGTTGGGAACAAGATCAAGTCGGTCGTTAAGGCCGAGAGGTTCACTGGGCACCGGACCCAGATCTGTGTTGGCATCTACCTTCTGGCCTTCTGCATTCAGTTCACGGCCTTGCAGTTCGGGGGAAGCGTGGAGCTGATCGACGCAATGGACTGGTTGAAAGAGCTTGCGCTTGGTCTGGGGGGTTTGGCCCTGGCAGCGAAGATAACGAGGAGTGGCCCGGAGGGGACACCGCAACCGAAGTGAGGGGGACCGTCATGGATGGAGCCACGATGGGATTGGGGCAGCGTCACCAGCTCCGGCAGAAGATCGCAGGCGGCATGAACCGGCTGGAGAGGGTGAACACGAAGCTCGGACAGGCCCAGGCGGCAGGCAAGGCGGGTGCCGGCCTGGCGGCGAAGTCGGCTCGGGTGGAGCAAAGGGTGAACAACAGGATGAGCAGGCTGCAAGCGGGTGGCGGCAAGATCGGCACCCGATTCTACAACCGCTATGGTCGGTAAGACGCCCCGGGAGAAGGCTGCTGACCGGCTTCGAGCTCGAAGAGCTGGCCGGCAGCAGTCCCTTTCTCGATCTATCAAGCGAGCCCACGGCGGTCGCCAGGTGGCTCATGGTCTCGGCAAACTTGGGTCTCGCGTACTCTTCAGAAGAAAATAACTTGCAGCAAGTTTGACATTCCAAAAGCGTTGGAGTAGAAACGGGGTCGGAAAGGAGGACCCCATGCCAAAGCTTGAGGAATTGTTCGGTGAGCAGTGGTCTGCCGACGTAGCCAAAGAGGCAATGCCTGACGAGTTGCCTCAGGCCGATTCTCACGATCTTGTACCTACTCAGTCTGCGTTACCAACCTTTCTAGGTTTCGGTTCCAAGAGTTCGATCATTGGAGGCTTGGAGGAGTTCTCCCCGGCTCAGCTCCGGCTGGAACCTCCACGGCTCCGGATCATACACAAGAAGGAGAGGCGGGATCAGCTTGGGGAGCCTGGGCAGCTCCTGCTCGGTCAGAATGCTTGGGACGAACTGGACTGTGTGTTTGTCCGGGCTCATCCCGGGCGTGCCTACCCGGAAGGGAAGGGAAAGGATACGAGAATCTACTGCGCCTCCTCGAACAACCAGGTGCCTCATCCAAGTGTCGTGAGTCCGAAGGACACCGAATGCGCTCGTTGTGACTACGGCCAATGGATAACGGACGGTACTGGAGAAAGGCATGGGCCTAGCTGCAAGGAGTTCATTGCCTTGCTCGGGATAATCCCACCTGAGCTACGACCTTTCTGGTTCATCTGTCAGAGCACTGCCCAGAAGCCTGCTACGGAGTTTCTTTGCGAGGTTCAGAAGATACGGGAAGAGGGACTATCCCACATCTCCCAGCTCGCGGTGAGGATCACCACGGAGCCCAAGAGTAAAGGCGGGATCTCTTGGTACGTGCCAATCTTCTCGGTCACGGAACGGCTTCCTCGGGCGCTGTATCACGCTATCGCGATGGAGGCTAAGGGTCTGCACTACCTGCCTCGCCTGGCGGTGATGGCCGATGATCTTGATGCGGCAGCGCCCGACAAGATCACTCCTCCAGAAGACGACCTTCCGTTCTGAGGATGCAACCGCTTGGTACGTATCTGGTGGCTTCGCAGTATCCTCCCCTGAGGCGGAAGACGCACCTTTGGGCAATCCTCACGCGGAGGTCTGGGGCTAAACTCGGCCAGGTGGGATGGTTCTCTAGGTGGCGGCAGTATTGTTTCTATGCGGAGAGGGGGACAATCTTCAATTCCGCATGTTTGCAGGAGATTTCGACTTTCCTGGTCAATCAGAACAGGGAGCATCGCGATAAGAAAAGATCGGTAAGCGATGGCCCGTGAAAGCACAGGCCGTCAAGTGTGCAAGTGCGCGTTCTGCGACTGGAGCACTTCAGCCTGGGTTACGACGAAGAAGGGCAAACGCATCAATTGTTACCGGCGACTACAACTGCACGTTGACCGTGCCCATCCGGAGGAAGCGAAGAAGATAAAACAGTGGGCGCAGGCCATGTGCAAAATTATTATCCTACTACTCATGCTCGCCCCTCTCGACCTTGCTGTAGCAGAAGAGGAACCCATACTGAATGGCGCTGCCAGCGTGGTCTCTTCTGACATTGCTGTTGGCAATCCCATCCTTTGCAGGTTTGGTATTAACGGCGAGTACGAACGTGGTGCTGAGTTCAGGAACCATGCCTGTATGGACTACAAGGCCGCTGTCTTGAAACTGCGTCCGTTCTCTTGGTTCTGCTGGTGGTCTGACCCGTGCTCGGGGGAGAAGCCATAATGTGCGAACACAAGTACGTTAGTCGAGTCGATTCGCTGGAGAGAGGGGTCACTCACTCACGGTGGTACTGTGACAAGTGCCGCTTGGAGTTCAAGCCTGTGTGGCCTGAGGAGTCTGACGTGTCAATGGAGGACGCATGACTGTAGGGAGCGTCATGGATGACTGTGAAGTTCTGAAAGCGACAATGCTGGCGGATATTCGCAAGAAACGAATCTTGTCTCTTGAGGCGCAGCTCGCTGAGATGCGGGCGTTTATCATCAAGATGTGTCGTTCCCATGGAACGCATTGCGGTTGCGGCTGGTGTGAAGAGTCTGAACCCATCCTTACTTCCACCGACCTCGGCAAGGGCTGGGTGTCGCCGCAGGAACACCAGCAATTGAGTGCCAACTATCAAACGGCTGTGGCTCATTATGAGACTGGAATGCTGCAGGCCCAAGCAGAAGCGGCGGCGTGGCAAGATCCTGAACGCTTGGCCCGTATTTTCCACGAGACCTATGAGCGACTGGCTCCGACATTTTGCTACGAGACCAGAAAGGAATCAGCAGTTCCTTGGGATCAAGTGCCAGACACGAATAAGAAATTGATGATCGCGGTGTGCAGGGAAGTCGGAGGAAACATCGGCACCGCCGCCAAGGCGCTGCTGGAACGGTTGGAGAAGCTGGAAGCTGCGGCGAGTGCGGGAAAAGCAGTGAGAGACGAAATGGAGTTCGCTCCACCGAACTCTGGGTGCTCGGGATACATATGGGTGCCTAAGACAACGTGGCAGGAGTTTTGTGCCGCGCTCGACGCGCTGGTGGTCCTTACCGTTGGTGGCAAGGGATGGATGTCGCGGGAGGAGCACAAGCAGATCCTCGACGAGTACGTTACGGAGCACGGGCGAATTACTGAGGTCTATTACAAAGCGATGAAGCGAGCTGAAGCTCGGTTCTGCGAAGCGCATCGAGTCGCGGAGGTGGGAGAAACGTGTCCCTGCTGTGCTGCCGTGGCGATGTTCGACAAAGTTAAGCAAGCCAATGTGGTTCCTTGAGTGGTGTGCGCTAGGACCCCTGATCGCGTTTGCTCTGGGTTTCTGGCTAGGTATCTGGTGGCAGAGATGGGACAATGAAGGAGAAGCCATGACCTATTTACAACTGAAGGCTTTATGTGAGTTGCTGATGGTATCTGACCCCTTCCCACTAGATGCGAACAGCGAGGAGTTGCTGAAAGGCTTGGCCGACAAAGAAGCTAAGCAACACGGCTTCGACACCTGGATAGACGCATTCCACGGGCCTGATGAAAAAGAGGTACCCCATGACTAAACCCGTTCCAGCTCGAACGATCTTCTGGCCGTGTGACCAGGAGAAACACGCAGCCTGTCCAGGTGAGGCTGCTGTCGGCCTCGAAGAGGATCCCAAGCGTCCTATCCTTCGCTGCGCCTGCGAATGCCACAAGAACCCCTAGACTGGCTCGAACCCGTCAAGCGTGAGTTTCACGGTGCGGGATGGCTCGACTGGTGCGTGAGGCATTACGAGCAGGTCTTGCTAACTATGGAGGAGCCTCGAAGGAATGTCTTGACAGAGCGTGAGTTCGCCTCCGCCTGTGCGTTGCTGGACGTAGAGCCGCAGCCCACAACGCCAGCGGAGGCGAACCAGCGATGGTGTCAGTTTGTCGGGGCGGTACGAGATGCCCTGAAGCGGCACCGAGAGCGAGAGAAACGGGCGGAGGTAGCCCAAGAACGCAGGAAACAGCGGCTCGGAGGGAAGGATGATGCCAAAGGGCAAGGGTAAGCAACCGGATCAACGTGGTGCTGGAGCCGAGAAGACGTCCCGGCAGAGGTTCATGGAGCTGGCTCCAGGCCGAACGGATCGAGTGTTGAAGGCACTCAACACGCTCGGCAAGTGTGCGAACCGGAGCACGTATGACTTCAGGGTGGACGAGGTCGCGAAGATCTTCGATGCCATCAACAAGAAGGTGACGACGGTCAAGTTCCGGTTCGAGCAGGCGAAGCCTCAGGAGGAGACCTTCACCCTGTGATGGTCGGCAGGGGCATCGCGACTGTCGGGATCTGGATGTCGCCGGCAGCGGTGCTTCATGCCCTGGTAAGGCCAGGGATCGAGATCTCCACCGCGTTACCAAGCGGTCTGGTCTTGGTCCTTGGCCTTATCCTTCTGGGGGTAATGGTTCTCGCAACACTGATCGTCTGGACCGATCCACGAGGAGGCAGACATGGGACCAAGAAGAGTAGTGGTGACGTTGGAGCTGAGCACGGATTTGGGCCTGCGATACCTTAGAGATAAGCGGTGGTGGTGGCCGAAGCTCAACACCGGCATAGTCGTGACTAACGTCCTTCAGGCACAGGCAAACGTAATCCGTTCGCAGAAGGTGTCTGCCAAGAAGAGGATGTAGTAAGCATGGAAAAGAAACTGCCGATCCTACTCAACGAACATCAGCATACACGCGCTTGTAGTATTCTTCGGCAGCTCACTCCGCGTGAAGAACAGATCGTGCGGTTACGGTTTGGGATAGGGGAGCGAGCTGCCTACTCCCTAGAGGAGATAAGGCAGAGGTTCGCCGTCACCCGTGAGCGTATTCGGCAGATCGAGGTTAAGGCTCTTCGGAAGCTGGGCATGACAGCTCATGAAGATCCGGTGGCCTTTCTTACCAAGCTCCTGCAAGGTGAGTAGGCATGAAGACTCGGGACCTTGAGGTCTCTCAGGTTCTCGAAGCCTTCCTCTGGCCCCTGGGGCGTTTCGGGCGTACTACCTGCCCACTGCACCAGGGCACCAACGCTCAGTCGTTCTGGTATCGGGGGGATCAGTGGCACTGTTTCTCCTGCGGGGAGGGGGGCAATGCGACTTCGCTGGGTCGCAGGCTCGGGATCGAGTCGCTGGGTTACAAGAAAGTCGAGTTCAAGTTAGGCGGCACGGAGGAGATGGCCCACATGGGAAGCCGGAGTTCCGGTCATCCCGTCCGGGTTCGTTCCGTGGCCGAGACATTGCGAGCGAAGGGGTATCGGGAGCGCACGGATCAGTACGACAGGGCCTCCGAAGCTTGTCGGCTGGGACACGAGCTGGTAAACATCGGGCGCGAGTTGTTTCACTTGGATCCGGAGATCGCAGCCGAGACCGTCTTCGCTGGAATGTCTCTTTCCGAACAGGCCGAGACGGCACTGAGTCACCTGGAAGACTGCCGGAGGGTGCTCAGCTCACCTGGCTATGATCAAGCTTCCTAGACGCAAACCTCACTGGGCTCGGTGCCCGAACTGCGGGTACGTCTGGTCCCTCCTCCAGGGGAAGCAATCCGTGAGGGTCTGTCCCCGGTGTGGCAAGCGTCGTGGCCTGGCGATGGCGGTGTCGAAGGGTAGGCCCCCGTACAGTGCTCAGTGCCCGTTCTGCCGGCACACCTGGATCCCTCGTGCCCGGACGAAAGGTAAGCCCACGCGCTGTCCAGCGTGCTACCACACGATTGAAGTCCTGAGGGTAAGGCAGCAGCCGGTTGCGACTGGGAGACAAGCGACAGGAGGGACATGATGATGCAGCTAAGGAAGTTGGGGGGTGTTTGTGGTGTGGTGCTGGTGTTGTTGCTGGCTGGCTCAGAGGTCCGGGCTGCGGGTGGGACTGCCTATGTGGTTCGGTGGACTCAGCCGAACCAATGCGAGCTGGTGGACCACTGGGTGATGATGCTCGATGGCGTCGATTCCGCCAGCCTTGATGCCGCCTGCGACGGCACTATGGCGGTCCAGGCGATGATTGCCGGAGCTGGCCCGTACTCCGTGACCTTGAAGGCCGTGACGGCGAATGGCTTCGAGTCGGCCCCAAGCAACGCCATAGGGATCACGGTCCCTTTAGCTGCGCCGACCTTGTCGGCAATCGAGCCACTGTAAGGCGGGTCGTTCGGCTCTGGTGCCGGGACGTCCAGTGTCTCGGCAAGGGCCTCGGTTGCCGGCTGGCCTGTAGAGAAAGGTGCATGAAGGAATGGAGGAATAGTCAGCCATGAGAGTTGTCGGCTTCAAATCTCCAGCGTTCGGTGAGATCGTCTTCGAGTTCCGTGTTAGCGATAACGACCTTGAACGTGCCGGTAAGGAGTCGGCTGTGAAGGCTCAGCAATTGTTCTACGGATGCACGGGAGCGCGGGTCTGCGACCGTGAGGTAATGGTGCCACTGGTGCTGGAGTTCTTGGTGCAATTGGTCAAGGAGCTGGGGCCTCCGGCACCTAAGAACTGACAAGGAGGTAAGCATGGAAGATCGGAGGTCAGAGGATCAGTCAACGCTTGGCTTCCTGCCACGGGTGGACAGGAGGACGTCCTCGCTGGTCATTCCGGAGCGTCGGCCCCCGGTGGTGCGTCTGCCTGGCAACCAGCGTCCTGGCAGTCGCATCGTCATAAGTCGTTGCGATTCCATCAAGGCCGAGAACGTGTACGGTCGTTTGCGGTTACAGGGATACGTCGATCCGATCCTGCGAGTCTACAAGGGAGGCGGGGAGTCGGAGAACTTCTTCTGGGCCACGGACCACGGGGTGCTCATCACCGTGTCGCTGGGGGTGAGGAGTCAGGTGCTCAAGCATCCTTGTGACGTCGAGTGGATCGAGATGGTGGATAACCGGAAGAACGCCTGCTACCGGACTGACAGGCACACGTTCGAGACTCAAGGCGAGGAGTACCGTGCTCCGCGACCGGGGATGGTCACGAGGTACGGGGTCAACGTGCTGCTCTGGGACATGATCACAGGGCAGATATGAGTAACGCAGCGAGGAAGGGTTTCTTCGCGAGGGCCAAGGCATTGACCGAGCGTCGTGCCCGGTTCGTCTACGAGGCAGCTCGTCTGGCCGCCCAGGCGAGCAAGGCACCTATCGTGCCAGCGTCTTGGGACGACCGGGAGCCAGCGTTCAAGAGGCAGTTCCTCAAGATCATCAAGCGTCAGTGTGGCTTGCAGAGGTCAACGTCCCCGGAGGAGTTACACGAGTCCTGGGTACAGGAGTACCTGAAGATGGGCTGGGTCTACGGGCAGACTTACGACCGGGGCAAGCGCACGCATCCTGACCTTGTGCCATACGCCAATCTAGGACGGCTGGAGCAAGACAAGGATACGGTCTTCATGCTCTTGTGCGACATCGCTCGCGAGTGGATCTACGATGAGCTGGAGGAAGTGAGGCATGTATAAGAAAGCAAGCGAGAGCCAGCAGTACCTGGGCACGTCGGGGTCGTTCAGCACACGTTCCAGCCGGAGAGGTTATCCGGTTGGTGAGGACAACGAGTACACCGCAAGCCAACTGGACAAGGTTGAGGAGGAGCGCATTGACCTCGTGGCCGAGAAGAAGGGTTTGGAATACGACATTGCTCAGCTTACCTCCAAGCTGAAGGGAGCAAGGACGATGTACGCGAGGACGGAGGGCAAGGTCCTCGCTAAGGAGTGGACTCAGTGGGAGATTGACAGGACCAGGAACCTGAGTCGGCTGGCGGAGATAGAGAGCAAGCTGTCGAAGCTGAAGAAGGTTCTTCGGAGGAGTCGTGATGTCCATTACGACGTACCGTGGGAGTTCATGAAGCTTGCCGAGAAGTACGTCGATCAGGCTACGTTCGAGCGGTGGAAGGAAGAAGCCAAGTTGAGGGCCGAACAGCGTCGTTGGACCTGAGGGAGGGGGTGAGGACAGTGGGACGTAAGGTTCGGAAGAAGGAGAAGGGCAAGAAGGGGAAGTAGTGGCTTCTCGTCTGGCTCTGATCCTGAGGATCCCGGTTACACCGCGTCGTAGCCGGGGTCCTCTTCTCAATTCAGTTCCCGGTCTCGCTTGATGATCTCCGTAACCTTGCTGGCAAAGCGGGTGACCTCAACCTCTATCATCTGAAGGATCCGGTGCCCTTCGGATCGGCCTGGGGAGTCATCTGCTAGGACGGCTGTCTGCTGGATCTTGCCTTTCGAGTCGAGCACCACGGCGAGTCTGTAGTCCATGAGTATACCTCCTACCCCGACAAGGACGGGATGGGTATAAGGCCGGGAAGTACAAGGAAAAGATGATCCCAAATCCTGTTGCATGGATCTTGCTTATGCGGTAAGGTCATTGTCGAACGCTCATGCTGCGTTCCTCCTTTCTTCCACGGGGTAGGGGGGTCCGCGAGCCCCCTCTACTCCATACCTCTTGCAAAACTCAGTGACACTCAGTAGATCTAGGTAAGCCATACCGCACCCCACACTGCTCTGATGCCATGGACGGTTGGGTTGCCACAGAGAGGGGGCTTCGGCCCCCTTTCTGCTTCAAGATCTTGACTTTCCGCCCAGCTCCGTGAGAGGATCGCCGGCAATGGCATTAGAGAAGTTGTGGAGGGGCGGCGGCGGTGGCATCTTCTAACGGCAACGGTCGCCGGCCTCATCAGTCCCTTCCAAGTCAGCGGATCTTTCCGGAACTCACACGCCACCAGGAGATGGTGTTGCTCAACAAGATCGTGGGCATTACTCCGGGTCAGGTTCTCCTTGCTCTAGGCCACAGGTTCCGTCCCAAATACATGGACGAAAAGGGCTGGACCTACGTCAGCTACAATTCCTTAACTGAACAGATTGGCCTGAACTACTATTGGCAAGCGAAGCGAGCCCTCTATTACTTACGACGGTTGGGGGTAGTTCACCGTGAGACCAGGGTCCACCGAAGTTACGGATGGAGAAACTGGTGGTGGATCGACCGGGAGAGACTTACCCAGATGCGGTACTACGTCGCGCAGCATGGCCCACGACGTTTCCAACCAGGGCCAGGATGTTATCGCAAATGGGACCCTTCGGATCTCTCGAAGCTAGACGGTGGGTCCGATTTGATGGGGGGAGAAGGGGGGAGGGGAGATTCT